TCAATTCTTTTTACCTCCTTTTAGATTCTCGATGGGGCACGTATGGGACACGGTGGAAAAGCGCTTATTTAGCTTTTCAACTTGCTGGCCGCTTCTGCTTGGCATGAACTTGCCATAGGTAGTCATCACCATTCTGGCGTCCTTGTGACCCATCTGACGAGCTATCCAGCTCGGATTGGCATCTTCGGTTAGCATCCAGCACGCATAGGTGTGACGGGTTTGATAAGGCGTCCTACGGCGTATACCTGTTCGCTTCATGCAGCTGTTCCAAACAACGGCCAAACCGCTTTTACTGTAGTAACTCCCGCCCTCCGCTTTGGTTGCAGATTTCATGGTTGGTTTGAACACCCATCGACAAGACTCCTCTCGCTGCCTACCTGGCTCTCGAAGCAATACGCTTACACTCTCTTCGTGTGCTAAATAGGTGAGGGCTTTCTGTCGATTCAAAGCATCGATAGCAGGCTCTAATAAGTTAATCGTCCGCTCGCCTGACTTTGTTTTTGGCACCTTGAAGTAGCCGCCGATTGATAGGTTGCGAGTCACTTTTATTTCTCCTCGCTTGAGATCGATATCTTCCCATGCCAAGGCACATAGCTCCCCGTGACGTAAGCCTGTGTATACCGCTACTGTCCAAAGATTTCTCTCTTGTTCAGTGATGGAGGGATGATTAATCAGCGACAGAAATTCATCATATTCGAGTGGATCCGGCTCGGTATCGTCACTACGTACAGGCTTGATTGTCTCGAATGGATTGGAAGCGATATAGCCGGACAGGCAAGCGAAACGCCAAACCTCGGCACACAACGACATGTAAGAGTTGACCGTCCCTGCGGAACGGCCTTTCTTATTGCCGCGATGACTATAAAGAGTCTGACCAGAAATAAGCTGGCTTCGCAGAAGTAATCCATCTTCATAATTGACGTTGACGGCTAGTTTCTCTGGCCCAAGCATTTGAACGCAGGTTTTAGCCACCGATCGTTTATTCCTGAGAGTGGTTCTTGAGTAATCGGCCGCTTTCGCGTTAAGCCACTTCTCAAAAAGCTCTGCAACGGTCATCGACTTGCTTAGGGACGCTGCGCTGCCAAGCTCTCTCGCCTTCTTGGAGTTGGGAAAGCGCGCCAGGTAGTCAAATGTGCCGTCTGATATTTCCGATACAATGACGGCGCGAAGCCGCCCTGCTTTTCGGATATTGGCCGGCGTGGCTTGCCAGCCTTTAAGAGTTTCTTTGCAACGTTTACCGCGGTACAAAAACCAGATACGAATTGATGTGCCGCGTACTTCTACGCCTTCCGGTGTCATCATCACGCGATCCTCTGGTAGTTGTAAAAGGACTTGTCAATTGCCTTACGGTTATATAGCACCTTTCTTCCATTGAGGCGTCCAGAGGGAGATACCTTGATGAATTCAACGCCTTCAATCCAGACGTTGAGTCGAAATTCTTCTATGGTCTTCCTGCCAAGCCCGGTCAATTGACTTAGCATCTTTTCTTCTACCCAATCATTGGGCTGTACGAGTTCTATTGGTTTGGTCATTTGGTCGTTACCTCAAAGAGTTGTAGAAGCCGTTTCCGGCCTTGGTCGTTGTACCAAAAGGTTTCGATTTGCTTTTTGCTATTGGCGGCCTGGTCGAGCCGCCATTCACCGAACTCTTGGCGTTTAAGATTATTTGCGTTGGCCACTCGGCCCACTTTCTGTGGAGAGACACCGATCTCTTTTGCTATGTCGGTTGCAGAGTAGTGGGGGAGTGTGGTGACTGGCATATCCCAGCCAGAGGCGATCAGGGCTTTGATTGCGTTATCAGATAGCCGGCAAGCTGAGAGCAGGCCTAGCGCGACGTCTAGGCTGCAGCTTTCACAGTACGAGTCGAAGCGTGTATGGGCAATGGCTTCGCTGGTTTGGCATCGAGTACATAGCATGGGCGACCTCCCTGGGTGAAGGTAAGTCGCACCATGCAGTTATGGAAGGGGCTGGAGTGTCATATCTATCGGTCAAATGAAACCGATAGCTCTACCCAATCACGATAATCCTTTTTCGTTGCGGTAAGATTGAATAAGCCCTGCTCGAGAAAATAATTAGCGTGTTCGTGAATCCTATAAATGCTAGAGTCGGGATAATCCATTGGATAAGGGAATATGGGTTGGTAACTCAGAGGCTCAGTAAACTTGTTCAATTTGCTTAGTATTGAATACAGGTGATGTTTAATTGTACCTCTACCATTGTTAGACCCCCCCGGGTAAAGCTTTTCATCCTCGGGTGCAAAGTAATAGACGAATTCCCCCTCGCAAAGATCTGATTCTTCAGTTCCATTGGGAAGAAAATCCTCTTCAGACTTTGCTTCAATCCAGTGCTTGTAAAGCGTATAGTTTTTGTCTCGGATAACAAAGAGTATCAGCAAGAGAGATGGATTAAAGCTTTTATCCGCATGATAAAGGCAAGCTAATAGTTTATCGCTAAGCTGCTCGATTTCTCGCAGTGAGAGTTTGTAGTAGTCCGCAACCTCGAAAATAATACGGGCGAGGTGTCTAGGCTTAGTGATTGATGGTATATGCTCGCTCCAGTGGGTTTGTATAGTTACACTACTTCCAATCATTGTCTCGATAAAGTTCAGTGTCGATGGTTCACTTAAGGAATAACGACGGCGAAAAAAACGACCTAAATATGTCTGAGCATCAAAGTCTTCACCATATACTGCCTTGACTGTGTGCTGAAGCTGCTCTGTATTCGTAGCTATGATGAAAACAATTTTATTTAGCTCGAAAAAGTGCTTGACGACTTCGAGCATTTCAACGGCATAGCTAGGGCGGCAGCGATCTAATTCGTCGATAAACACGAATGCTGGTGACTTAATATTATCCCGATGTGCCACTACGGCCTCAACTAACTTCTTGACTTCCTCCCTTAAGTGCTGAATTGAAAGGAGCTTTTCGTTATGCTCATTGACTAAGAGCTTGGCTAGCTTGGCCGCAGAATCACTTACAACTTCTGAGAAATCCACGTCATCAATATGGTCAGAATGCAGGATTTCGGAAGTATCCTCTGTGTTTGAAAATGCATCGGGATCGATGCCAGTGGCTTTTTTAAACAACGCTCTGGTTAATATAGGCGCGGCAGTTTTCATGAATTTAGCGGATTTTTGAGCGATGTTATTGATTGATTGATTTCCCGCGGGAAGCTGACCTTCAAAAGCATTGATTAGAGATGACACGACAGTCAGCATCGGATCATCTGAATAATCTTGCTTCCATGCATCTATGTAAACTACAGGATGAGTATCTTCAATGCTATCCACCCACCGCTTGATGAAGAAGGTCTTTCCGGCTCCCCAACTAGCGTTTAAATTAAGAACATAGCCCCCGCTTTTTGCTACATCTACCAGGTAATTATGTAAGAATGAGGCATATCGAGCTCTGTCCAGAGTGTCTGGCGGAAGCTTTTCACTAGTTGTCGGGCTAGACCAATTAAAGCTTAATGTTTGTTCGGGCATGAGGGATTCCTACTTTTCGCGGGAGAGGGATAACATTCTTGTCCGCTTTGTTGTCCGAGTAGCGACCTCTGGAGGTTAGGGCCGCTTTTTAGACTAGAAGAGCTAATGATTTGCCGACCGTTGTGACAGCATCTTATTGAGTCGAATTAGACATTAGAGCTCTCAATTTCACTATCTCCTCTTTATCTGTTTCATCGAGAACAGGTTTGGGGAATGACCTTTCGTAACTTGCTTTGTTGGTTGGCGAGCCTCCCAAGTATGGCCTCAGTGCGGATTTGCACTGAGAACCATCATCTCCCGCTCTTTGTCCCAAAACAGATAGCAGCATACCTTCGAGGCATACAGGCTTGGAGATAATGATTTCTATACCGCGTTTTCTAGCATACGCCCAGTCTTTTTCTGTGATCTCTACATCATCATCCATGAGAATAAAGCGTCGATCATAGGCCGCCTCTTTTTGTTTACACGCTGCTCTAATAATACTCCCTGGTGACCCCCCGTCAGATGATTCAACCTTGATGGTTTGGCCGTTATGCCTATCATCGTAAAGGCCTTTCATGTGATTTAGGAATGCTCTATCGTGGACTCCTTCCCCAACAATCAATAAAGATGTGACGCTAACCCTGCGACTTTTTCGGCCAGCTCTTCGTTTTGGCTTCGACATGCTGCTATCTCTCCCTAAACGTTTGGTACTGCACCTAGCGCGCCTGCCTGGTACTTAGCATAAAGATTATCATCTGCTCTAATGCCGACCATTTCATCCAGCCTCCATGCTTCACTTGCTAAGTTCTCTTTCTCCACTAGATAGACTTGATGCTTCTTTAAAATATTCAAGACCTCTGGAGTGTGGCAAGTAAATATCAACTGAGCGTCATTAGGATTGGTTTCTTTGTGCTTGAACCAATCTAAAATAACGGGAAGCATGTGTGGATGAAGATCGTTGTCAATCTCATCTAGTACTGCAATGCCCCCAAATTGCAACACGGGAGCAACTCGTCTTAAAAGCACGAAGAGGGCTTTTGTTCCACTTGATTCTTCAAAAAGAGGTAGAGAAAAAGCACCATTCTCACATTTATGTACAGCATATGGAAAAGGAAATGTTATTTCTTTCCCACTTTCATCGTTAAAAGTATGCTCTTTATATTCAATGTCATCAATTCCAAGATCGAGATCGAATATAGCCTGGTGCACCATATCCATTAATGTTTCATTATCTCTTAGGTACTCGGCGACCTCTACTATTGCAGCCTCATGAAAATGTCTACGACCTCTGAATGTAAGGTTAGAAACAAATTTTTTGAAAAACTCATATATATCATTAGCGGTAGATACGTTCTGTTGGTATGCCGCTGATATTACTGATACATTCTGCCTTACTTTTTTTCCTTGTGTGACAGAAAAACCAAAACCTTTCTGCTTAAATGTATAGCCTCCATTATCATCCAGATCGCGGACAAAAACATATGAAAAACTTCGGCTTGTTTTTTTGTACAAAGCTTCACTAATTATACACTTCCTAGTCAGTGAGATAATATACTTATACTCCTGCTCGTCTAGTGTAAAATGAAGCTCAAAGGAAGTTGGCTTATCTCTAAATAGTTGATGTGGAATAAAAGGGATAGCCTCATCCGGCTTGAGATCAAAAGCCGAATCAATAATGAATGAGCTTAAAAAAGCTAATGGACGAAGGAATTGGGTTTTGCCGGCGCCATTGGCACCAACGACTGCCGCTACCTTATTAACACGCTCTCCAGATGGTGCATCAATGTCATAATAAGAAGCGGAAGGCTTTCTTCCGACTTCAAATGACAACTCCTGCTCCTCTGCGAACGAGTAAAAGTTACTGAATAGGAGTTTAGTAAGCAATTTGACCACCTTTGTACAAAATTTTGTTGATTATGGCTTAAAATGAAGGTCTTTTCAAATCAGTTAGCTTGTCAAGAGTGCACGCATGTCACAGAAAGCTCGGTGTTGCAGACCGATCAAAGGTTGTGCAGACAAGCTTTACAGTAGACTCACACTCATTCCCCCAGGAATCCCACCCCTCAATGTTTTGACGAGCAAACAGCTCTATCCGCGGTACATCACCAACTAGCTCTGTGAGTAAATCGCGAAACACCGCCGGCTTCTCACTATGCTGCCCGCGTGGTGCAGTTACATGCTGAATGATCCCGGCGTCCATTCGCTCTAGTAGCTTGCCTTTCACGCCAAAGAGCATATCCTCAGAATTGCCTCGGGTCAGATGGCCCATGCCCATGCAGTCTTTGCCGCTTTTGGCGTGAATCTTATGCCAAGTAAAGCCTTTCATTGTCATCAAGCGGAATCCCCATGCGTGACAAAGTTCGACGGCCTCCATCGGCATTGTTGGCACATGCCACATCGCAAGAAGGCATTGCTCGTCAGCCAAATCCCACACAGGCAAGCGTTTTAAATCTTCTAACTTCATCACCGGGTACTTATGCTTGGCGCCGCGTTTGCCTGAGTTCGCGCTATCTCGATAGCGCCATGGTGGATCTGCGTAAATCAGTTTGTAGCTCATGCCGCCTCCTCGTTGAGCAATCCAAGCTCTCTGGCTTCCCATTTCGAAAGGCAATCCCATCCGCCCATGCTCGCGAAAATTTTGCCGGCCTGCTTTTCGTCGAATTCAATGGGATGAGGCGATGCCATATACCCCGCGGAGATAAAGTGCTCAGGGTTTTGTTGTGCGATAAGTGCATCCTGATGCTCTCGCATCGCTTCAATCAGATCGCTCTCGTAATAGTTCGCGCCTGTCTGCACTTCAGAGTATTTGGCGTACTCTTGGCCATCTTGGCGGCGGCAGAAAACTGCAAGCAATATCGTCCACTGGTGAGGCGCTTCGCCAAGCGCCTGAGCCATCATGCGAGTTACCTTCTCGCGCTTACCATTCTTCAAATTGAAGACACTGCTCTCTTTGTTCTCGCCTTGAACCCACGCAACAGCCAGATTATGAGTTGTAGCGCTAGCAAGGCGGCGAAACGATGTTAGTGCGTTGAATTTTTTGTTCCGCTTTTTCGTCTTTTTACTCATTGGGCACCTCACGCAGCTTGCTCGCGACGCACGTATTTAGTGCCATCAATATTGATAATTGCTGGCTGATAGGCCTCGCCAGAGCTTTCGCCGAACGCAAGCCAGTTTTTATCGACGCCAATAATTTTGGATAGCGCCTCGATGCTGCTCAGCCGCGGCTCTGTCTTTCCCGTTTCAAGATCTAGATAGGTTTGACGGGCGCAGTCGAGCTGCTTGGCCACAGATACTTGAGTGATCCCGGCGTCAATGCGAGCTTGATGTAGTCGTGCTGAAAATGGTGTGGTCATTGGTCGTTACCTCATGTCGGTCGTTTGAAAAGGGGCCGGAGCCCCAGGTTTGGCTTAGCTTGCGAATTGGCCGATAAACGTCTTGATGTGTTTAGCGTTTTCGCTGGCCAGCTTGTCGATGATGATGCCTTTGAACTCTTCGCCCATGGCCTCCACGTGCGCTTCGAGCTTTTTGATGCGCAGCACTAGGATTTGGTTACCGATAGCGCTCATGCGTAACTCAAAGCTGCGCTCTGACAGCCCGTGATAGGGGATACACGTGAACTTGAATACTGCCGGCATCGGGTACTCTTCTTTGGTGCGGATCGCCATCGACTCGTATTCAGACTGACTGGCGCTAAAATCTTCAACGGAAGAATCACCGCCACGCTTATGCTCAAATGTCATGTTACGAACAGCTGCGCTGGCGACGGAAATGTCGATAGGCGTTCCGTTAGATTCGAACGCCTGCAAATTTCCGCTGTAATCTTCAACCCATTCGGCAAGCACTTTCTGTGCGTTACGCTCACCGTCGATTTCTTTGAGTGCTCGGAAGTCTGCCGTGGGTTTTAGCTTGAGTTTCGCCTGGTGCTTACAATGTCCAGGCTCTGCTTGGGTGCCCAGGTCGAAAATGGCTTCTGCGGTCATCACGTCAGGGTCAATAAAGCACTGTGCGCCGTCTTGCTCGTACTTGATTGCATAGTTGATGAACTCATCGATGTGATTGCTTTTCATCACCCCGCGGAATTGGTTGCGGTGCGGCATGTATTGCTCAAGAGAGTGAAGATTGAAATTCTCGGGTAGGGCAGCAACCGGGAAACCAGTACCTGTCAGTTGCTTAAGCAGCTCTGGTGCAGAGCCCAGGGTTTGAATTTGCGTGATTGCGGATTTGTCCATCATGGTTAGCGCACCTCTTTGAGTTTGCGTGGTTCATCGAAAGCCATTTGGCCGTTAACATCTTCTTTAGGGCGGTCGTAGGTCAGCTTCCCGCCTTTTCCGACGTATGCTATTGAGCGATACTGGAAGTCCTCTTTTTTCTTACCGAAGTTGAGCTTTGGCTCGTCCACGGTGATGCCCGCGATAACATCTAAGAATGAGTTATCACTGCTACCGCCCGGCTTTAACTTCAGCTTGATAGTGACTTCGCCCTGTTTGTTGGCCGCTGCCACTGCGCGGCCCACGTTAGATAGAGCAAGCCCGAGTACGTTAGCGACAACCCCACCATCGATGTCTTGCATCAGTTTGGGGAAGTTGGTTACTCGGTCGTACTCTGGTTTCTTTTCCGTTTCATCGGTCATGGTCATTACCTCTTGATTAATGGTTGCGGCGGTAAAGGTGGTGCGTATACCGCTTTGGTTTGCCAGCTTGGTGAACGATGATCAGTGCTTGTTCGCCTGTATAATGCACGTCCACTTTTGTGCCTCGCCGTCGGTATAACTCAACCAGCTCTGCCGCCTCTTGTTTACTGACAGTCTGTGTTTGGTATTCCATTGCGTTCCAAATTGTTAAAGAGCGATATCTAAAAGCACACTGTGGGCAATGCGCTTATAGATGCCCCTGAAAAGCCAGGGGCGGGCATTGTTATGCTGCGCGGTCGTTCAGTGATGCCATGGCATCGTCATAACCAGACCAGTTATCAACTCCGTGGGCTTTGAGTGCGTCCAGCTCTGCTTCACACTGCTGCAAGTGGCGGTACTCGCGCATTGAGATGGAAACCATGCTGTTTTCTAGCTGCTGCTTGGTACTTGGGCCTTGGCTAATATCTGAGGCTTTGCGCATGGCAGGGGCTGTATTTTGCTGCTGCGCTTGTACGGGAGCCTGCTGAGTGGTTGCCGCTTGCTCGGCGCTAGCCTTGGCTTCGGCTTGTGCCTTTTCCTCAGCCTTGCGTGCTTCCTCTTGGCGAATGCGTTGGCGCTCTGCCTCTAGTCGCGCTTCTTCTGCTTTTTGATGATCAGTCATGCGCTTGGCGACAATCGCCTCAAAGGCTGCCGGGTCTGTGAATGCAAGCTGTGCCCAGTCGTTAAATAGGAACAAGTGATCGGATCCGTGCTCAGCAAGGAAGGCTTTGTTTTGGCGGCCAACTTCGGCATAGCTATCTAACTCAATCTTGGCTTTGGCGACGGCATCATTTGCGGCATCTTGCAGGCTATCTAGCTTTTTCTTGCCCTTGAGCGCGTTAGCAATGGAGACGGCAATAGACGGAGTGGGAGCGTTGAGCTCCGCTTCTATGGCGCGTTCGTAGTCACTAATTTGACGATCTGCGGCATCGTGGATTTCTTTGCGGATTTCTTTCTTGCGCTCTTCAACCTGTTTGTTTGCAGCAAGGCGCGCTTGACGGATTTGCTCGCCGATGTAGTTGAGATCTTTGGTGAACTGATCAATGTCAGCCACTTCACCCAGCACCTGCTGGTTGATTGTCTTGATGTTCGCCTCTGCGCTTTTGAATACTTTTACAAGCGCTTCGGCGTTAGCAAAGTCCTGATCGGTTTTCAGTGGTTTTTTAGAGTCCTCAACCAGTTTTTCGGCGGCGGCTCTGTACTCTGGAAGATTGGAGTCCAGTTTTAGGCCATTCATCTGATAGCGGATGGCTGGCAGATCGCGGATTGGCTCCGCCTCTGCTTCCTCGACCTTTTCCGGCGCTTGGTACTCAGAAAGATCTTTCATGAACTGATGCCAGCCCGCCACCAAAGCTTCACGGCGTTTAGGATCGGACTCGTAAAAGCAGTAAGCGTAGTTTTCGCCTTCAACGGGCTCGCTGCCGTCAGTTAAGTCCGAGCACATAAAGATTGCTTTCTCTGCGCCAGACACCAACAGCTGCTGCTCTAGCTGCCAAATGTAATGCAGGTCTAGGCTTTCGTTTTGCACATCTTGAATCAGCTGCTTGTTTAACAATTTGTGCTCAAAAACCACATCATCCAGCATGGTGACGCCATCAAAGCTGGCTAGCATCCAGTCGTATTCATCACTGATTGCAGTGCTTGGGAATAGCTCGTCATCGATAATGCTTTCAGCCAGTGGGCGCGCTGCATCTTCTGCTGCGTGACCTTTATCAAAAATGTGCTTTTGCGCTGGGGTCACCTCTGGCACTTCGCCTGTCGCTTTTTGGTGAAGCAATTTAGCGCGTGTTAGGTATTTGCTATCGCCCATCATCGCAGGCGCTTCGCTCGCGGTCATTTTAGTAGCGCGTAGCTCGTGCCATTCCGCAGAGCCTTGAGTGACATTAATGGTGATCATGCTGCATTCTCCTGTGCTTCAACATTGCGGATGGCTTGCATCTGCGCATCGGTTAGCGTGCCCTTCGACGTTATCTTGGCGATAATCGCTTCGGCGGTGGTTTTGCCTTCGGTAATTGCCTTGGCCCATGCCTCGAAGTTCTTCTCAAAGTGCGCAGCCGGATATTCAGGTTTTTCTAGCTCCGCTTCATGTTTGGGGGTAGGGTTAACCTCTTTCTCCTCAGCTTGAGCTGGGATATCGCGAACTTCTTCCGCAAGGCTGATACCACGTAAGCGATCCGCGTAGGCTTTCCGTGCCGAGAAGCCAAATGCCCGCCATTCAAGCATTTTCTTGGGGTAGGCTTTCCAGGTATTGCGCCCCCATAGGCCAGCTTGCTCTGCATCTTGTTTTGAAAACTCGCCCACGAACTCAATGTTCTTGCCGTTGCGCTGTCGCACGATGATGCAACGCGCTGTCATGGTCCCTTCATCAAACTCATCGCGAATATCAATGAGATCAGGGGCTGACATAATCAAAGCGCGAAGTCCATCACCCCATACTGAGGGGCGGCCATTGACTACGGCGATATTTTGAAGCGCTTGTACCGGTTGAAGGCCAAGCTCTGCGCCCATCTGCACGGCGACGAGTACGTTGCCAGGTTTACCCTGATAATCCTTTGGCACCATTTCAGAGTTGGCCATTAAATCCGCCATTCGCATGGCTTCGTCGAGTGATTGCGGGGTGAGCGAAAACCCGCCAGTCGTTGCTAGCTGTGTCATGGTCGTTACCTTTTTATTTGATTACGCGGCCTGGGCAGGCAGCTGGTCGAATGCTTGTTCGATGCGCTGGCGATGTTCTTCAATGAACGAATCTAGAGCGCTGTATGCGAATGCTTGTAAACCAAGTAGCTTTTGCATGACGTGTGGCGCGTCGGGGTCGTAGTCCATCAAAAACTTGAGTAGGCCGTCGGCAGCTTTTCCTTCTTGGAAGTCGCCGAAGTAGAAAGAGCCAAAGTCACTGAGTGATAGGCCACAGAACTCTCTATTGCCCAAGATTCGGTCTTTGCCATCCTCAATGAATGCCTTAAGTTCATTGGCGCGAGCATCTTGGCGGTCGAGCTTGTCTGTATGCTCTGCGAGTTGAGCGTCGTAATGGTTATCAATGCCTGAAATCATGTTACAATCCTCATGTTGTGCGGGTTTTCTTGGTCGTTAACCCCTCAATCCAATGCTCTTCAGTAGAGATTGGTTGTTACCTCAAGCCGCGAAAGCGGTTGGGAAGTGTGATTTGGTCGTTGCACTTCCCCGAACTGGCCCCGCCTCTGTGCGGGGCTTTTTCGTATTAGGCTTAACTACCTCGTACGTAACGTTAATTGCTCTGCGCTAATGCGATGGAAGGATGGTAATATTAATTACGCAATAAAGTCAAACTATTTTTCGTAATATAAATTACTTTGGGTAATTATAATGACACTATGAGGTAAAAAAAACCGCAAGCGCGGTTTATCTATGATTTCTAGGCGGGGTGTGACCTAAACTGGGCGAACGTGGGCAACTACAGTTCCGACCAACCGGCAGTTACCGTTAATCTTTATATATTTCATATCTGGCGGATAGTTGGGATTAAGTGCTTTGAGTATCTTCTGCCCATCAATGATCTGTAATTGCTTAAAGGTCGCTTCATTAGACTCTTCAAGCTGAGCAACTACAAACTTACCATGCTCGGGCTCGACGATATCTGGATCGACATAAATTAGATCTCCCTCACAAAATCGGTCAAGCATTGAGTCGCCGCGAACAGTCAATATGAATGTTCGAGGTCCACACCTAGATGGGCAAGGGTAGTATTCGTAATCTTGCTCTGGATACTCATTGATAGCTGTAAATGCGCCAGCCTGAACCCAGCTGATCAGCGGGCACTTTTGCTCAACTTTGGGGCCCGGAGATACATTTGATTGGATGGAATCTTGTTCTTCTACGGGCAGATCTCCAAAAGCTAGCCACTGAGCCCGGCAGTTTAGCTCGTAGGTAAGTGCGACCAGTACCCTATCCTTAACCCCTTTCTGTATACCCAGCTCAAGGTTAGATATTGAGATTCGGCTGAACTTCATCTCCGGTAAACGTTTGGCAACGCGTCTCGCCAGCTCATCTTGTGTCAGCCCGAGCTCCACTCGCCTTTGCTTTACCCGATCGCCAATAGTCATCGTCAACTCTCTTAAGTTTTTTATTTCTTTAATTAATTACTGTCACGGACAGAATGCCACATTTATTACTTTTTTTTATTACGTCACAAAGATTGAGTTTTTAGGTAATTAAAATTACTATTGGTGTGGGAGGTAGAGATGAAAAGCAATCTTTATGACATTTTGTTGAGCGTTTATGGTTCCGAAGCCGCCATTGCCAAAGCCTTTGGCGTCGAACGAGCTGCGCACTGGAAGAGAAAAGTACCAGAGCGCGTTGCGCTTTTGTGCCATCTAAGTCCCGACATCCCTTATCAGTACAACCCTACGACATATCAGAGGGATATGAAGGGCCTTAGGCTTGTTTTAGAAAAACCAACGACCAATAACGAGGTAACGACCAATGACCAAAACCTATATTCACAAGCGGCTTGACCAGCTGGAGCAGAATCGGCTGATTGGCAAGCCTGGCTTATCGATGAAGGACGTTCGAGACAGCCAGGTCAAAGTACGCTTCACTGAGCATGAGAATGACTTGCTTACTCTTTTAAGCAAGCAACTCGGCCAGCCCAAAGCCGTTTTATCAAACGTGATTTTGATTGACGCGATTATCGACTTGCTGGCTGAAGACCCTCTTTTACGCAGTGATGTTATGGCTGCGTGGCGCGACCAAGGCCAACCTGAACTCGACTTTTTCTCTGAAATCGACAAGCGCGCTAAGTATCAACCTGAGCCGATTGATGGCGAATTCTGCCATATCCCGCCAGCTGATCACCGCTTGGAGCTACTTCGTCGCGAGGAGGATCTGTGAAAAACGTTCTCATGCAGTACATCCGAGGAGAGCGCAAGATAGAAAACCTAGATGCTCACGATGCCTTTAGTGAGCTAGTGATTAACGCTGCGGCTAATCGCCGCGGCGTTCGTCCCGATCAAATGCGCTTATCTCTCACCATCAAGTCAATCTCAGACCCTGTAATGACGGGGCCTGATAACTACGTTTGCATGCCAAAAGTTAACGAATGGCAGGGGCTGCACTAATGAAAGATCACGCCATCATAGCCGAGCTGCTGGGGCAGGGCGCAAACCTGTCTATATCACGCATTGTTGTTCGTATGTGCGGGGGTAACTACACCGTTGCCGCTGTGCTGAGTCAGCTTATTTTCTGGTCGAATCGTGCCAGTCAAAAGGGCGGGTGGTTTTATAAAAGTCAGGTCGAGTTAGCTGATGAACTGGAGCTTAGCCGAGACCAGGTGAAGCGTGCTATTTCCAAAGCTAAATCATTGCACTCTGACGTGATTGAAACCCATGTTAGGCGTGCTAATGGCGCACCAACAACGCACTTTAAAATCAACTTTGAATCACTGATTGAAGCCGCAAAAACCGTTATGGCGGAATCGCCCAATCGAAATGGCGAAACCGCACAATCCATTGGGCGAAATCGCCCAAACCACGGGGCGGATGCGCCCAATCCACAGGGCGGAACCGCCCAATCCATAACAGATCCGAACACAGATCCGATCACAGATCCGAACAACAATAATACGCGCAAGTCTGCGCTGGACTTCTCGACTTGGCCTAGCAAACCCTCTCGGGATGTTTTCAAAGACTGGAAAACCCTTCGAGACAAAAAACGGGCTCCCATCACCCAGACCGTGATTAACCGACTCGGCAAAAAAATCACCGATGCAAACCAACGTCTCGGACTCACCGTCGATGACGTTCTGGGAATTTGTGTTGAACGGGGATGGCAGGGCTTTGAAGTCGCCTGGCTTGAGAACTACGCCACGCAACCTGGCGGTAAGCAAGCTCAACTCGAACAGCGAAACCGCAGCGCTGTTGACGAGTGGCTAGGGGAAAACCACTGCGGAAACGTGTACGACCACAAGTAAAACACGAGGTAACGACCAAATGACTAGCAACGACCGAAAACAATTTGCCACTGCGCTCACTGACGTCCTCGCCGTGTATGGCCGCGAGACGTCAAAGGGCGTTCTACGTGTGTACTGGGAAGCGCTGAAGCACTACGACCTAAGCGCAGTGTTAGAAGCGCTGTCTCGACATACGCAAAACCCGGACAACGGCCAGTTTGCACCGAAACCTGCGGATCTTATCAAGCTGATGGGTGGCACGAGTAATGACCGAGCGCTGATCGCATGGGCCAAAGTCAGCAAAGCCATCGGCTCTGTTGGTGGGCAAAACTCCATTGTGTTTGATGATGCGCTAATTCACGCCGTGATCCACGACATGGGCGGCTGGCCGGCAATCTGCCAACGGCCAGAAGACGAGCTCAAGTTTGTGGCGAAGGAGTTTGAAAACCGCTATCGCACTTACTTGTTCCATCAGCCGCAAAGCTATCCGTCAAAGCTTATCGGCATAGCTGAAATGGGCAACGCACAGGCGGGGTTTCCCGTTGATCCGCCACTGATTATCGGTCAGCGAGAAACATGCCGACTGGTGTACAAGAGTGGCAGCCGCAACGAGTCAGCTCCAAAGGCGCTCATTGAAACACGCAAGCTGATCTCTGGAGGTGCCCATGCAGCCTAATCACGAAGAAATGCGCGCAGAGCTAGCGGCGGATGCCTTTGTAGCATACGTGCGCCTGCTATCACTGCACAGTTCTGACAAAGCACAAGCAATCAAAGAAATTGCTGGTTGCACCGGTAAATCGGAGGTGACCGTTCGTGGCTGGCAAAAACGCGGCGTGCAAGGGCGCGATAACGCGATGGTGATGTGCCAATTCGCCCAATTACGTGGCTTCTACTTTGGCATTCACATGTTGATGCCAACAGAAAAGGTGGTGGCGCGTTACATCGATATCGAGCGCGCAAGGCTTGGCTATGCAGCATGACCGCAAGCTAACAGCCGAGCTTTTGACCGAAGCCGGCATGATGCCGTTTGTCAGAGGAATCGCGGCACGGTTTGGCACAAACGGCAAGCTCGAAGATATCGCGGTGATCACAAAACGCGGGGGCGCTTACGTGGGTCAGTATCCACAACGCGCTGAAAACCGCGTGGTGCCACTCGATACGCAGTACAAGTGAGGTAACGACCAATGGCATTAATCGAAAAACATCCGATGCGAACGCCGCTCAAAGAAATGATGGCGATTCGTAGGCATGCCGCTAGGTGGGTGAAGTCGGGCAAATATCGGCTCAAACAAGGCACGCAGTTCAGCAGGGTGGCAACGATTGCGCGCGGATCAGCATGGAAAACGCTTCGAGAAATCGAAGCGGATATTCAATATTTCTTTCCCGATACGCCGGATACGCAAGCCGCGATTTCGGCAAGGCTGCGCGAAGTCAGTCCCTGTAAACATGGCCTAGTAAAACAGCGAACGTACTACACGAGCGAACGCGGCACGATTGTGCATGTTTACCGTTTGGTGCCTGTCACATGGCTGGAAGAGAAAGCAGAGCGGGAGGCGGCATGACAGCACAAGAAATAGGTCTTGCTGTTTGGGCTGTGATTGCTCTAGTCGGTTACGTGCTGTGGCTGGGTAAGTTCTTCTGCGGGAATGAGAGGGACTACGACTGATGCAATTGTCTCTTGTTAAGTTACAAGGCGGCACGCTGATGCCGCTCACTGATGACGATAAATCGCTGATCGACAAAAAGCGCGTCGGTACGGTGCTTGAAGCGCACTTTAAAGAGAATCGTAACCCGCGGTTTCACAGGAAATATTTTGCGCTGCTGAATCTTGGCTTTGACTACTGGACGCCAAAAGGTGGGGCTATCTCGCCGCATGAGCGCAACCTTGTGTGTCGGTTTGCGAAGGAGCTTTCAAAGATTGGCGGCGCGGAGCAGACGCTGCAAGAGCTGGCTAGCAATTATCTGGATGCTATGGCAGCGAAGCGCGCCAATATCGAAGTGGAGAAGAGCTTCGAGGCTTATCGGAAGTGGGTAGTGGCCGAAGCTGGTTTCTACAAAACCGTGACGTTACCGAACGGGACCGTTAAGCGTGAAGCTAAATCGATCAGCTTTGCGCGTATGGACGAGCGCGAGTTCGACGAGCTCTACACCGCGTCACTAACTGTCATTTGGAATCACATACTGCATGGGCATTTTGAAAGTGAAGCCGACGTGGATCATGCGGTGAACACATTGCTGGGGTTTGTATGAAAGCGAAAGCACCGGCGTTACGCAGCAAGAAACTTACCGACGGAGCTCGCGGACAGCAGTGCGCATTGCAGATTGTTGGCGTGTGCAATTACAACCCGGAAACTGTCGTGTTTGCGCACTTGCCAAGCGAAACCCATGGCATGGCGTACAAATCGGACGACATTTGGGGCGTTGATGCGTGCTCTGCTTGTCATGATGCTATCGATGGACGAATTGGATACGAGTTCGAACCAGGCGAGCGTGAGCAGTACATGCTGCGCGCATTGCACATCACGCTGATGCGTCGCGTACGTGACGGCGTTATTGAGATTAAGGGGGCTAAGTATGTTTGATGACAACGTGTATTCCCTAGAGCGCAAATTGGGGCGGATTAAGCACCAGGGCGGCAACGTGAAGAAAGTCCGTCGCGAAGCTGAAACCGAAGAGTGTGCAGAGTTGGTACGCTGGGCGCGCAAGACCGTGATCGCTGGCATTACCGTGGGTGATTTCTTGACGCATGTGCCAAACGAAGGCAAACGCGGCAAGAAAGCGAGAGCCGACTTCTATCGCCTTGGCGGTCAGCCCGGCTACCCGGATTACATTCTCGATGTAGCGGCTTGTGACTATCACGGCCTGCGAATCGAAGCAAAAGAGCCGAATGGTGGACGTATTAGCGACGACCAGCGCAAGTGGGAAATGCGATTGACGAGCCAAAACTATCTATTCGTCTACTGCTACAGCGCAGATGAAATGAAAACACTGATTACTGAATACTTAACCGGCCAATTGCAGGGGCCGACATTAGGAGGTGCCGCATGAGCCAAGGACTAGAACTGTTTATTCGTATGCATTTGGAGAAGACACCAAGCATGCAACGTGGGCGCCAGACACTGACTGGTGATGTGATACTAGGCGTGCTGGGTAAGTTGCAGCGTGGACATCCTTTGGGCAGTGACGCGATCATGTGGCGGTGGCTTGATGATGCGCAGGCTCGGGAGCGGATTGAGCAACGACTGCTTCACGAACTCAAGCAGGGAGAGAATGTCCGTAAAGACCTGGGCAAGCATATCGTAGTGACCGCGATAGATGCGTTTCATGGTACGCCGACGCTTGGCCAGGCGCGGAAACTTAAGACGCTATGGAAGTCGCACAGTGAGCAAGCTAAGCGCAGCAAGCGGCTTATTCGTGGCTACAAGTTGAGCATAGCGAAAGCAGAGAAGCAGGAGCTGGCCGCGACGAGTGAGTTTAGACAGAAGCATTATCAGGGCGAGATTGCACGGCTGAATGAGCTTGTCGAGGCAGAGCGGGCGCGGCTTGATACATACGCAGAGAAGCAGGCGGCCAAGAGCACTAAGTGTCCGAAATGCGCTGGGACGGGGCAAGTGAAGATGAATGCCTGTGGCGCATGTGAAGGGCGTGGTGCGTTACGACTGACTGCGGATGGTTTGAGAAAAATACTGCGGAGTAATGGGGTGCGAATGTCGGAGAAGCTTTGGCGGGACGAGTTGGAGCCATTGTTTACGCAGACATTGTGGAGGCTTGATGTTGCGCATGATGAGGCGGCGCATGCGTTGAGTAAGTATCTAATTTATGAGGGAAATGAACAAGCCTTTATGGATATACCATAAACGCGCTGCTCGTAACATTTTACGTGGTTAAACACTATATATTTTCCTGAGGTCTGATAAGCTATAGCTCAAGGGCTTTGTATGGCTTATAACCCCTGAGCTGTTCGGGTTGTACCGGAGTTTTAGCTGTATGTAACATATGGAATTATTGTACATGGATGTTGAGGGCGGTTTAGTTCACGGCCCTTGGTAGAAACTGAGAGCATATTATAATTGCTTGATATTGCTGGTAATTCTACCAATTTAATTTTTTATGAAAAGGTTTGTAGTGTTTGAAATTAAAAGGCTCAATGTTAATCCTGACGATCTTGAACAGCTAGGCACGAAAGAAAAATTTTGGTTTAGTTTTAAAGGTGGAAATGTTCAGTGGCTTTTTAAATACTCGCGTGAAAACACTGGAGAGCACTGGTCTGAGAAAGTCGCGGAAGAACTATGCAAGCTGCTGGGAATTCCCCATGTGAAGTATGAAATGGCTCAGATGAATGAGCGGTATGGGATTGTAACTCCCAATGCTGTGCCTGAGCAGTATCGAATGATTATGGGTAACGAAGTTCTACACAAAGATAGTCCTTCGACGTACCCAGAACCGTTTGGTGATACACAGCAGTTTGTTAGAGTTAAGCAGCATACTGTCAGTAGAGTTCTTGGTTGTCTTGATGGTGTAAATCCACCTAAGAGTTGGGAAGGTAATAATAATCTCAATGCGGGAGATGTATTCTGTGGATACTTGTTGCTAGATGCATTAATTAGTAACCAAGATCGACATCATGAAAATTGGGCAATAGTGATGAATGTTGATACGCAAGAGAAGTTTTTATGCGAAACCTATGATCATGCAGCGAGTCTTGGGAGAGAGTTGCTCGATCAGGAGCGTCACGAGCGTTTAACAACCAAAGACATTAATAGAGGTGTTGGCAAGTTTGTTCGTAGAGCAAGGTCTGAGCTTTTTAAGCTAAAAACAGATAAAAAGCCACTATTTACAAATGAAGCATTTTTTCACGCGGTTGATAAACGAGCTAGAACAAAAGACTATTGGCTTGGGAAATTAGCTTCAATTAATGATGATGATATTTTTGATATTTTTAATCGAATACCGGCGGAAGTTATATCTGAATTGGCTAAAGAGTTTTCTTTTAAAATGGTGATTGAAAATAAAAAAAGGTTATTAGAAGATGAACGAGCATGAGGCAGTATACTTGGCGTGGCAATCACCGGACTCCAGGGACTGGTATGTGATTGGTGCATTAACTCGAATTTCTAATGGGTACGAGTTTCATTATACCAAAGGCGCATTGTATGCGGAAAAATTCGTTCCATTTAGTGGAATGGAGGACCTGTATAAGTCATATGTATCTTCTGAATTATTTCCGCTATTTCAAAATAGAGTGTTATCTAGTAAGCGGCCAGAATACCCTAGATTTATTAAATGGTTAGGTCTTTCTGAGGAAGAAGCCACCCCAATCAACATTTTAGCAAGATCGGGTGGACTTAGAAGTACTGATAGGATGCAAATGTTTAGGAAGATCTCCACTAGAAAAGATGGCAGTTTTGAACACTTTTTCTTTGTTCATGGTTTAAGTTATTTAACAAGATCGGCACAGAAGCGAGTAGAGACATTAGAGGCTGGAGAGGCTTTATCTTTATGTTTAGATTGTCAAAATAAGCACGATGAAAATGCAGTTATCATTCGTGCTGATAACCCAGCTGAAATTGTTGGATATTGCCCTCGATATTTAGCCAAAGACATCGCAAAGCTTTTAAATATTTCAGATTATGTGGATTTAACAGTAGAAAAAATTGAAAAAGATGCACCAGTCAATTATCAATTGATGTGCAAAGTTTCAGGTAGAGTGAGTGAGAGCTATAGCAATAAATTGGACATGCAAGAAGAATATGAGTTTATCGTGTGATAGAACTCTGGCGTGTCCTCTTATTATTGACGGTTTACCACTGTATGCGTCGGCTGGTTATATCCAGCCGATATTGGGTATTTGCCATATTGTCGATGGTATCTTACTTCATCGATAGGATAGAAGGTACGCAATAGTTCTCAATGATGCCCGCTGCTTAGTTTGTGAATGCTTATTGAGCTAGCTGGAGTGTCAGCGAGTTTAAACGTGATAGTGTTTAGTTGTACAGTTTCCAGTTGGTAATGTTTCATTGAATCTATTCCATGCGACCTCGCTAACATAACTTCACGGAAGGCTAAACCCGTAATAGCTTACCCGCCTATCGGACGCTGAAGGATGTGCAAGCTTGATAGCGTTTGTATGCGTTGCCGCCATTTAATTATCTGGCGTTGTTTTATATTGCATTTTGCCTTGATAGGACGCCCACAGAATCGTAAGCTTGACAGCATATCTCCACGATTTAACGCGGCAGTGCTCTAGCAAGATTTTAGACGAGCTTGATGACACGTAGTGAGCAATACATCTTGAAAGGTTACTCAAAAGTTATAAGAGTGCGGTGAAAAGTAGCATGTAAATTTATGCTGGTGAACATATGCACAAGGGTAGGCTGTTAGTGATAAATTTTTTAGGCAGGTAAAGATGCAAGAAGCATTTCAATTTGAGAACCAGCGCTTAGAAGCGGAACTTGCTGCTTGGGAGGTATCTGACTCGGATAAAGGGCAAATATATACACGCCCTGAAGTAGTTGAGTTTATGCTAACAGCAATTGGCCTAAACACTGCCGAGGATGTAGAGCAATGTCGCATATTGGAGCCTTCGTGTGGGGAGGGAGAGTTTGTAATCGCCATAGTGCGACGGTTGCTCTCAGTATATGAGCAACGGCCATCCGTAGATAAGCTCTCTCCCATGCTGCTTGCTGTGGATATGGTTGGTATTAGTCTAGACATAGCTAAGCGGAAAGTGTCAAGCTTGCTGTTTGGTCATGGCTACAACTCCACCGAAGTCGAGTTTTTGTTAAGTCAGTGGTTTTTAAAAGCAGATTTTCTGCAGGCTGATATACCTCAAGGTTTTACGCATGTTATCGGCAATCCACCGTATGTAAGGGTGGAAAGCATACCCAAGGGCATATTGAGGAGTTATCGGCAAAGATTTGTCACTATGACAGATCGTGCAGATTTATATATTCCCTTTTACGAAAAAGGTCTATCTGTACTTGAAAAAAAAGGCCGCCTCTCATTTATTTGTACAGATCGCTGGGTAAAGAATACTTACGGTAAATCTCTTCGAAAGTTCATAAGTGACTCGTTCGGACTAGAGTTATTTGTTGATCTATACGGTGTTGAAGCTTTTGAAAAAACCGTGATGACGTATCCTGCTATCACTCAAATAGTTAAGAAACGACGAGATTTAACTGTTTTAATGCACGAAACAGACTTTTCTGAAAAAGAAGCAAAGAAAGCTGTAGCTGCGTTACAAGGCGAGGGTACGGATCTTCAGGTAAGAAGAGATGTTGTTAACGGTGAGCGACCTTGGTTGCTTGGTTCTTCGGACCAAGTAGCACTAGTAAATAAGTTGGAAAGTAAATTTCCCCTGTTGGAGGACGCTGGGTGCAAAGTGTTTATTGGTGCAGCGACTGGCGCCAATAAGGTATACATCGTTAACTCAGATCATGTAGGCGCTGTTATTGAAGAAAGTAGGCTTTTGCCTTTGATTACAGCAAATGAGATTAAGAATGGAGATATACGATGGAAAGAGCGTTATCTCATCAACACTTATGATGATAATGGCCTTGTTGACTTAGATGATTATCCATTATTATCAGAGTACCTCAACAATCATAAAAAGGCACTTTGCGAGCGTCATGTGGCGAAAAAAGATCCGACGCGATGGTATAAAACAATTGATCGAGTTTATGAACACCGAGCCAGGACAGAGAAACTACTGATACCTGACATAAGTAGTGAGCCGGTCGTTATTTACGATGAAGGTAGATATTATCCAAATAATTCAATTTACTACGTATGTTCTGACGAATGGGACCTAAGCGCTCTAAGAGTGATCCTGCTGTCCAATATAACAAAGGTGTTTATATCGACCTATAGCACAAAAATTGCCAAGGGATATCTTCGCTTCCAAGCTCAGCACTTGAGAAAATTAAGATTGCCACGCTGGAATAGCTTATCTGAGGATCTAAGAAACCGGCTTATCGCTGCAGGTCAAATGGAGCCGGTGGAAATGGACTTCTTGTCATTAGCATGTGAAGTCTATGAATTGAATGAAAAAGAAAAATCTATAGTAGGTATTTAGATGGCACTAAACCTAGAAGGGTACGAAAAGCGCGTTTCAGATGCAGTGAAGAGCTTTTGGAGCGTTAGGGAAAGAGAGGGCGTTCGAAGTGGAAAAACTCTTGATGCTTTTGTAGAGCTACTAACATGGGTTGTCCGGAGGCATGGATTGCCAGAGGCCATCGTACTTACTGGTAGAAAAGCACAGTTACCAGGCTTCTTTCGGCCTACAAAGTCTTGGGACGTTATTATTATGGACCACGACACATTAATTGCCGCTATCGAGCTCAAGTCAATTGCTGACTCTTTCGGAAAAAATGCGAATAATCGTAACGAGGAGGCTCTTGGTAGCGGAGTAGATATAAAAGAAGCATTCGAAGAAAACGCTTTCGAAGGGCTAACGCGATTATTCACAGGTTATTTAATTTTAGTTGAAGACTGCCAGCAAACTCGTACGAGTGTACAAATTCAAATGAAGCACTTTAGGGCCATGGAAGAGTTTATGCTAAACCCCAAAGAGCGAGACACTTTGTATACGAAAAATTCTAAAGATGAGTATCCGGCTATCGATGGTGTTTCGTATATGAATCGATTTGACATTCTTTGTCGCCGGCTAATGCAGAAAAATCTTTACACAGCAGCATCTGTTATCAAGTCACCAAGAAGTGCTATCGAAAGTGGAGATTATAGCGCTATTACCAGAGAGACAAGTATTAAAGCGTTCCTGGCTTCGTTAGCCAGCCACGCGGAAACTATTGCTGCTATAAAAACTGACTGACAGGCAGCCGCATAAGTAAATAGTATTGTAGCTGGCATACCTATAGCTTATCTTGCCAGGATAAATTTAAAGGTAGCACCATGGGGCATTAACCGTTTTACTGCGGCTGAAAAATATAGACAGAAGGACAGCGCAATAATGTCACTTAAAAGCAAAAATACAGGGCTTGTTCCTGGCTGTTACACGTTGAGTTGCATTCCGGGAAGAGAGATAAAAGCATCCCTAGGTGTAATAGAATACACTTTAACCTTTACGCAAAGCGAGCCTGCAGAAAAAGTTACTCAGGCCTTTGAGGGGTTACTTGAGCGAGCGCTTAGTCAGGGAGCTCATTCAGTTGTGAATGTGAGACTAGAAACAAGCATATATCGCCCTTTTTTTGGGATCGACTCAACCATTTTATTTGCCTATGGAGAAGCTGTTTTAGTTGAATAGACTAGTACCGGGCAGGTAAACTATTTCTTGCTCGCTTTTTTGTACATCACAACATCTTCAAGCCAAAACTGCCACTTGCCCGCGCCAATGATTATGGGGCGGGGGAATGACACACCATCATGTTGGCGTTTCTCATATACTGCTTCTCTGACGGCTTGTACACTCATATCGAGCAGTGTGGCCGTTTCTGTTATCGATAATCGAAGGGGAGTTGGCATAGATCGTTATCATCGCTATATGTACTATAAGCCTAGCAGGCACGACCGCATATGTAGTACTACTACTGGGGTGTAGTAGTACTCAATAGCGATAACAATCACAAAATACGGCACAACCCTGATTTTGAATCTAGAAAAAACTAGAAATCTAGATTTTTGGTGGTATTGTATGATCTGTAACTTTGCAGGAGGTACATATGCCCAACTACTATGTTGATGCCGAGATAGCATCTAGGATCGAAATGCTTGTTAAAAAAGAACCATTTGAGGAGCTTACATTTAATGAAGCATTATTACGCTTGCTTGCTCTTATTCCTAAAGAGAAAGCTGAGGCTGATAAGATACTGGAGGAGATCCTGGGCTCTATCTCTGATAAACCCAAGGTGAAATCCTCTCCTAGGCCTCACGAATGGGTGATGGATGTCCCTGAGCTTAAAGGGAAAAAGAGGTTTGCGACCTGGAAGTCTATATGTGACTATTTATCTATCGATGTCGGATCTGATTCTGCAAGGCGAAAGCTGCAGGCATGGGTTATGACTAATCGGCCCAATTGGCCTTCCGTTCCAGATGCTTGAGCTGGTTTAAGCTATCTATACCAAGCAAGAGATTGCTTTGTCACTCCCTTGCTTGGCTTGAGAAGCAATGATTCGACACGTGTCTTTGTTTCTCTCATGCCGATGTGTTATTTGTTAGTCAATTCTAATGGAACGAATAACACCATGACTAAAAATCTATTCTGTATTCTATCTTTGGCACTCCCCCTGGTGTTGCTTTCTGGCAATGCTGATGCGTCCACAGTAAAGAAGAGCAAGTCTGGCATCTGTCACGACACCCATAGCTCTTTTTACAGCCGCACTAAGAACTTCACCCCTTTCGATACCCTTCAAGCTTGCTTAAACAGCGGTGGCCGGTTACCAAAGAACTACTCGGGCCCCGGTGTCAAAGCTGCTGTGAGCCAAGCTACCGATGAAGCCAAGCGAGAGAACCGGGCATACAGTAAGCTTTACGATCGCGATGACTGGCCGCATTGGTCTGATCATGATGGAGATTGTCAGGATACGCGCGCCGAGATTTTAATTGAGCGTTCAGAGGCTCCTGTAACGTTTACTAATGATCGTGATTGCACTGTTAAGACCGGTCGCTGGATAGGGCAGTTCACCGGCAAGATATATACGAAGGCTAGTGATGTTGATATTGACCATGTCGTCGCTCTGAAGTGGGCGCATGGCCATGGCGGGCAGGATTGGTCACGCAGCGAGAAAGAGCGGTTTGCTAATGAACCGGACAACTTGATTATCGTCGATGACGGTTTGAATTCGCAGAAGGGTGCACAGGGGCCGGATGATTGGTTGCCTGAAGTGCAGCCGTATCGTTGCAATTACCTGCGACAGTTTACGAGTGTTATGACCGAGTACGGGCTTGCTTATGTGGATGCTGAGCGGGCCAGGGTGGCTGAGTTGCGGCTTGAGTGTTCTGCTGATCTTTAATCGTACAAGTAAAGAGTTTTGGAGTTATTAGTAATGGAAGAGCAAAGCGTCGAGGATATATATCGTCACCTATGGGAGCAGGATGAAAAAGCGAAGGAAGTAAACAGGTCTTTTGTATTCAGGAAAAAAGACTTCTTAATAATGGTGGGAGGTTTTTTGCTTGCTATTTTGTCAATTGTATTCTTGTTCATCGAGGCGAGAACTAGTAATCACCAATATGAGCAATTATCTCTAGCGTGCTTGGGTCTTAGCCTTCTTTTTATGCAGGGCCCTGCTGTATTAGTAATCATCAAATCCTTGAAAAGACCCGTGAGAAGTACTTTTGAGGCAATAGCCGAAGCGAGTGGATCTGATTACGATCTTGCCCAAGAGCTAGCTAAATTTGAGTACTCAGAGTTGAAGCATGTACAAGCAAGAATAGAAATGGAGAAAGGGGCCGTTGATGCTAAGTTGGGCATGATATTTGGTAATATCAGAAAGATTGGGTGGCTACCAACGGCACTGACAGTTGTCGCCACCTTTCACACCTTAGCTCAAGAGGATAGCTCATTTCCTTGGATAAAAGCCGCTGCCATAGTGACTACGATTTATGCGTTGTCGGGGCTGATATACGCAATATGTTTTCGAATAGACCGCTGCCTAGTGACTCTTGACTCCGCTATTAGAGTGAAAGATGAGAAAGCGCACGCAGCGAGCTCATGATGAAGGAGTATGATTAGCCTACGCACAGCGCCTTGTTTTCGCTATTAGAAAGGGCCTCGATTTGGCCAGTAAAAACTATCATCATGAGGTAGGGGGGAAGGCACTTTAGTACGGCTCTTCTTGTAGTGTTTAATTCGTTCCTTAAAGTCACCTTTATCGTTTGACATGATCATTAAGTCTGGACCATGTAAAGCGAAATCCACTACGATTTGCTCTCTATATCTTAGCCATGTAATCAACGCGCCCACATTGGTTATGGAGTCGCGTTTGACTGCGAGCCATGCTGTTGCCTCAATATCTCGATTTGACATCTTTTTGTAGGGGTTTCTAAAGCCAGCTAAGCGGTCAATCAAGTGAAAATGATTAGCTATGACCAACAAAGCGATCGCGGCTATAATGATATACCTATCCGTTTGCATCTGTCATATTCCTTTTTCAGCGGCATAAGATTATTAATTGCTGAGAGGCGTTTTAGTTAAACCCTATCCCTTTAAGTCGAGTCGCTCTACATGTAAGCCTCTATCAACGGCATAAAGCTCGGCATCATGGTTAGTGAATGGAACACCGATGATATTGAAGCCAATTTTCTTAAGTAGTCCTTGGCGCTTCGCTTCGAGTTCCGTCGCCTGCTCGTTTGAAGCAGTCAGCAAATTCTCGTAAAACGCGTTCATCTCATCTGCGAGCGTTTGAATTTCCTCAATGTGCGCGATGACGACGCCTGAATCGGCGCCGGCGTCAAACAACAGGTTTAGCTCATTGTGTGTTAGTAGCGTGTATTGCATGTTAAGCCTTGCCATATCGAATAATATCTTGAGCCTGGCGCCACTCACGTCCGCATTGCTCGGCTATCTCGTCAGTAATAAAGTCTGGATCAAAGTCATCGTTATCCGTGAAGACGGGGATCAGCGTTCTGCGCGTGGGTTTAACTTTATCGTCAGTGTAAAAGTCCTCGTCGGCAACTCTGAATCTATCGCACGATTTTCCAGTGCTCAGTTTTAAGGATCCGCTATCATCATCGTAATAAGCGATGTCAACGCGACAAAACAGGTCGCCGTTCTTGCCCAGGTAGTGTCGATTACCTCTGATAAAATCGATTAAAAGAGCTTCCCAGTCAGCTAAACCATGTCTTGCGGCGCGCAGGCTGGGCTGAGCTGCTTTAAACGAGTATCCGTGCGAAATACGGTTCCTCCCCAAATCAAGCAAATCATAACGATACTGTGTGTTAATCTCCACTTCTGCAACGATAGCGCTGACTTCTGGGGAGTCATATTCCAGGCTAACAAAAATACTCGCAATTCCCCCATGAATGACGATGTAATCTTCTGGCGGATAGCAGTCATCTTGGCTAACTATGTGTTTTGTGGTGTTCAGAGTGCTATCAAAATCAGTGATGAGGTTTTCGATTCTGTTTAGTGTGTTGTTTGTGGTCATGGTCGTTATCTCGGTATCTATTGGTCGTTTTTTAACGCAGCCTCTAGGTCTTCAATCATGCAGAGAGTGACGTACTCTGTCGCTTTACCTTTTGTCGCTCGGTCAATTGATGACTTGCTTGGCGCCGCACCGCGAAGCGCTCTAATCAATTGCTCTGCTTTGCGATAGCTTCCTGCCTTGGATACAAGAGCAGAAAGGCGTTCGCCTGGGCTGGTTTGACTCGTTGTCACTCGCTGTTTGCACCCTTCAACTACCTTCTTTTATTGTATGTCCCAAATCGGGACAAAACACCTTTTAATGATAGAGAATTCGAGTGGAGTCACATGTTTACTAATATTGAACCGGGCCGAGCTCTGGGGTAATCTTAACCCATAATGCTAAAGCCTCGACCTTTACCCGGTCGGGGCTTTTTTTATGCCTGAACGGGACAGATTATGAACGACCTATTCGACAAAGTGACTGGATACCTCACGTACTTTTTTAGTGCTCTTGGTATGGTAATCGGCGGCCTATCGCTAGAGCAGTGGTACTTCCTTTCATCCATTATTATCGGCTTAGCCATGTTTATTAGTAACCAGTGGCACAAACGCGAAATGCGTAAGATTGCGCGTGAGAAGGGCATCATCCTCGAGCGAGACTAAAGGTTAACGAATGCGTTTCAATAAGCTCACGAAAGCACTGCTTGTGGGGGCTGTCGCGTTAACCGGAGGATTCGAGGGTTACAGACAAGTCGCTTACCAAGACAGCGGCGGTACCTGGACAGCCTGCTACGGTGAAACCCTCGGTATAGAGCAAGGCGACGAGTTCACAAAAGCCGAATGCGATAAGATGTTTGGCCAGTCACTAGAAAAACACAACACCCCACTCGAAGACATTCCCCAGCAACTCCCTGCAAACGTTCATCTTGCGTCTCTCGACATGGCTTACAACATTGGTACCGGCGCGTTTCAACGCTCAACGTTGTATCAGTACCTGCTCGCTGGTCAATATCCAGACGCGTGCATGGAAATGCCGCGGTGGCGCTTTGTCACTATCGACGGTAAGCCAAGAGATTGCCGTATAGCCAAGTGGAATTGCCGCGGCATCGTGACACGCAGAGAAATAGTGTCGCAGTTGTGCCTGGGGCAGTTATCTATCAACGATGCTCTGGCCAGGTTAGGGCAGTTACCACTCGACAAAGAAATCATAGAACGGATTAAAGCCGATGCTGATACCGAGTAAGACAACGCTTATCACCTCTGTAGCCGCTGTCGCGGTGGTGGGGTTTCTCTGGCTACGCATAGACACGCTATCAGCACGTAACGAAACGCTTACCGCAGAGCTGCGCAATGCAAAAGCGACAAGCCAGGCCCGGCAAAACATCATCACGCAGTACAGCTCAGAGCGCGAGTACATGACAACGCTGCTCACCAAGCGCCAACAGCACGCAAACAAAACACAGGAGAAGCTACGCAATGACATTAAAGCGATGGAAGTGGCCATGGCTGATAAAAGCTGTCTGTCTCAGCCTTGGCCTGATGCTGTCACTAAGCGGCTGCACGAGCCGTACTGAGACAGTCGTCGATACTCAATACATCTTACCGCCAGCCGGATTGATTGTTCCTTGCCAAAAACCTCAGCTCACAGGCAAAACCCCAGCCGAAACCGCCAAAGAAATCCCTTACTTGAAATCAGCGCTGAGTCAGTGCGCAGCTCAGGCTGATGAATATCTAGAGTGGCGAAAGCAACGCGAAGACGGGCATTGACTAACTAATAACGAGTAATGCGCATAACAGGGCGCTCTTACGGGAGAGAGCGTCCGATTATGTTCATCACATATCACATGCTGATTAAGCGAGAAGCCATGAATACAGGAGTCATTGTGTTGGTAATTGGCTGGAACGGTAAATCAGCACACGTTGAGCTATCAAACGGCAGCACTATCAGCATCAAAGCCTCGCATCGTCCCAAGGTAGGTGACTGGGTCGTAGAGGGTGAGTTAAGTACGGAGTTATAAGTAGTAATGGCAACTCAGGATTGGAAAGCGTTACAAGCTCAATTCGAGCATGACCATGCTAAATACGGCACTGGCGCTAAAGAGTGGTGCGAAGCGAAAGGGCTTAATTACTCGAGTGCTAGACGTTATATCAAAGTGCGCAAAACTGCGCAGTCAGAAAGTGCGCAATGCAAAAGTGCGCAGAGTGCGCAAAAGCCAACTGCGCAAAAGAAAACGCGCAAAAATGTTTCTAAAGACAAATCCAATAAACCATCCGCCCCCGCAAAAACGCCCGAAAAACCGCACTTGGATGAGCCTAAGCGTGATGAGAGTGGACGGTTCAAGCCCGGTCATTCGTTTTCAGCGGGCAATACTGGCAACACAAACGTGCCGGTGAATGCGTTTGAGGAAGGCAATCAGGTAGCGCGCAAAGGAGGGATTTATGCGCGGTACTTTCCAGAGCAAAAACAGCACATGTTCGACTTGTCGCAGATAGCGACACTCAATGATGAGCTGATGCTAACACGGGCGCGTTTGCAGAGCGGCATTGAGTACCTTGGGAAGATTCACGCGGATATGGAGAACGCGAGTTCGCTTGATGAGCGCATTGCGCTGTATGAGTCGTTTACTCGAGTAAATACACAGCTCGACACTCTAACAGGTCGCATTGAATCGATGACGCGGACACTGAGCGCTCTCGGTATCGATGGAGTGAACAAAGAAAAGATTGTGGCAGATACGAGCAGATTGAAAAGCGCGACACGCAAACTGACGCTCGAAGCGGATCGCATGGCCAAAGAAGGACAGGCAGATGATACGCCGGTTAGTCAGATGCTGGATGACTTGCAGGACAGCGGCACTGGCGGGTTGATGTCGAAATGACAGATGTAATGGACCCAAGCACAGAGCAAGAGCTAGATGAAATCCAGCGTCTGCTGAGTGACAAATGGTGGCGCATGGACAATTTGTACAAAGTAGAAAACGAGCGCGGCGAACTGGTCACATTCAAGCTGCGTCCAGCTCAGCGTTTGCTATTTGAGCTCATGCACTGGCTAAACATCATCCTCAAAGCGCGTCAGCTCGGATTCTCGACAGCCATCGATATTTATCTGCTAGACGAAGCGCTTTTCAATAAGAACATGAAATGCGGGATCATCGCTCAAGACCAACAAGCGGCGGGCGAGATTTTCCGTACCAAGATTGAAATCCCATTCGACAACTTGCCAGCCTGGCTCAAGTCACGCCTCAAAGTGAAAAGCCGTCGCTCAGGTGCTCACGGCGGTTACATTCTTTTCGAACACGGCTCGAGTCTGCAAGTCGCTACATCGTTCCGCTCGGGTACAGTCCAACGCTTGCACGTTTCAGAATACGGAAAGGTATGCGCGAAGTATCCGCAGAAAGCTAAGGAAGTGCGCACTGGTACGCTCAACGCAATCCATGAGGGCTGCGTGGCATTCATCGAATCCACAGCAGAGGGCGTTGGCGGCGATTTTTATGGCATGACCATGCGCTCGATGGAAATGGACAAGTCTGGACAAGCACTCAGCAGCCTGGACTGGAAATTCCATTTCTTTGCGTGGTGGCAAGATCCCAAGTATCGCAGTCCCGTCCCTGTATCCGGGGTGACGATGAGCAAAGCCCAGCGCGAGTATTTTGAAGCGATTGAAGACGTCATGGGTTGCACCATCGATGACGAGCAGCGGCAGTGGTATGTGCTGAAAGAAGCCGAGCAGGGCGAGGAAATGAAGCAAGAGTTTCCGAGCACGCCGATTGAAGCGTTTCTTGTGTCAGGCCGTCGTGTGTTTGATGCGCAAGATGTGATGCGCGCTGAGTCTCGATGCAAAGCGCCACTGATTGTCTATGACATGGACCCAGTCACCGGTGAGCGTCATAAAGTGAGTAAACCAGAGCGCTTGGACGAGCAAGGACAGCGCAGCCTGGCGAACATGACGCTGGTTTGGGAGCTGCCCGACGAGGACGAAGAATACGCCATTGGCGTCGATATCGCAGAAGGCTTAGAGCACGGTGACCGCTCTAGCATCGACGTTGTTAAGCAATCCAATGGTGAGCAGGTATTGCACTGGTTTGGACATATCGACGTGGAGTTTCTCGCAGAGCTCACTGCGCATATTGGCCGTTGGTACAACCAAGCCTACGTTGGCCCCGAGCGCAACAACCACGGCCACGCCTTTATCCTAAAACTCAAAGACATTTACCCCGGCTCTCGAATCTACGCAGAGCAGTACATCGACCGCGAAGACGAGGACGAAACCGTCAAGCTAGGTTGGCTCACTACGCGGCACAGCAAACCGATACTCACCGAAGGCATCAAGGTATTGCTCAAAAATGGACAGTCAGGCATGCGCTGGATTGGCACAGTTAACGAAGCGCACACGTTTGTCTATGACAAACGGGGCAGCATGAACGCACAGGAAGGCTGCTTCGATGATCAGCTCATGAGCTACATGATTGCGCAAGAAATGCGAGTACGTATGCCCAAGCGCGTGAAGAAACAAGAAACACAGCGTGAACACAGACACTGGATGACGCGATGAAACTGAATAAGAGCTCGATTGATACCGAAACATTGCTGAGCATCATGGCTGACATTGACGGCCAGCCGAGCTGGCGAAGTAATGCAAACAAAGCATGCGCATACTACGACGGTGATCAGCTTCATCCCAAAATTGTTGAAGTGCTGCGTGAGCGTGGCCAGCCGGAGACTATGCACAACTTAATCGCGCCAACGGTAGACGGTGTGCTGGGTATGGAAGCGAAGACCCGCACCGACTTGCTTGTCATGGCCGATGACCCAGACGATGAAACCGAGCAGCTTGCTGAGGCTATCAATGCGCAGTTTGCTGATGTGTGTCGCCTTGGCAGATTAGACAAAGCCCGATCAGATGCGTATGCCGGGCAAATTAAGTGTGGTATTGGGTTCGTCGAAGTCTATCGAAACCCCAATGCGTTTGGGCCCCGCTATAAAATCAAGAATGTGCCGCGTGATGAGGTCCATTGGGACTGGCTATCTGTTGAGCCTGATTGGTCAGACTGCCGCTGGGTGATGCGTGAGCGTTGGATTGATGCGGATGAGCTCAAGTCATTGGTGCCGAATAAAGCCGAAGTAATTGATCACGCAGTTAATGAGTGGAAGGGGTTCGTTGACGTAGACAACATTGAAGGTCACGAGGCTGGGCTAGTGTCCGCATGGGAAGAGTACCAGAGCTGGAGCCGTCGCGAAGCCGAGTATCTAAGCTCTGACCGCAAGCGCCTAAAACTGCAAATCGTCTATTTTCGCAAGATTGAGCGCAAGCCGGTTATCCGACTGAGCAACGGTCGCGTGATTGAGTACGACAAGAACAACACCATGCATGCCACGGCAGTGGGCATGGGGAAAGTGCAGGTCGAGATGACGCAAGTATCACGTATTATTGAGACCTGGTTTGCGGGACCACACAAGCTGGGCGAGCGTGATTGCGATGCGCCGCATGGCATGTTCCCAATTGTGCCGTTTTTTGGCTACCGCAAGGATTCTACCAACGAGCCCTACGGCTTGATTGCGCGTGCCATCCCGGCACAAGACGAGGTTAATTTTCGTCGTATCAAGCTGACCTGGCTACTGCAAGCCAAGCGCATCATTGCTGACAATGACGCGACGAACCTGAGTCGTGATCAGCTGATTGAAGAAGTCGAACGCCCCGACGGTTACATCCCGCTCAACCCTGACCGCCGCAACAAGAAGACAATCAGTGAGGCATTGAAGGTAGAGCAAGACTTCAACATCGCGAATCAGCAATTCCAGGTGATGCAGGAGTCGATGAAGCTGATCCAGGATACGATGGGTATCTATTCCGCGTTTCTTGGCCAAGAGGGCGGTGCTGATTCTGGTGTGGCTATTGCTAACTTGGTAGAACAGGGCGCAACCACGTTGGCAGAGATTAACGATAACTACCGCTATGGCTGTCAGCTAGTTGGTGAATTGCTCTTGGGCTATCTCATCGAAGACATGAAGAAGCAGCGCAATAAGAAAGTCACCCTGCACAAGGAAGACAAGCATAAGCGCAAAAACATTATCATTAACCAAGAAAGCGGTGATGGTAGCTTAACAAACGATGTGACGCGGTTACGTGCTCATATCACCTTGGCGCCAATCCAGCAAACCACCGCATACAAATCGCAGCTGGCTGATCGCATGATGCAGCTGACTGCGCAACTGCCACCGCAAGTGCAAGCCGCTGTAATTGACCTCGTTGCTGAGCTGTCTGATATCCCGAATAAGTCTGAATTCATGGAGCGGGTGCGTAATGCGATGCAAGTGCCCAAAGACCCAGAGGACATGACCGAGGAAGAGCAGCAGGCTTATCAGCAGCAACAAGCCGAGCAGCAGCAACAGAAAGAGCTGGCCATGCGCGAGATGGCCGCCAAAGTTGCGAAGCTTGAAAGTGAGGTCGAGAAAGTCAGAGCCGGCGCGAGTAAGGATGAAGCCGACGCGGATAGCAAACGCTACTCAAACGCGAAAACACAAGCAGAGACAGGCAAAATCATCAAAGAGATGGAGCGGCTAGCGCAAGAGATGAATCAAGCCAAAGCGGAGTATGAGTCGCTGCTTAGCCAGCAGATCGAGTCGCTAATGCTCTAACTGTACTCAAGCAGATCTCTCGAAATCTCATTAATGTGCTTGTCGAAACGGGCTGAGTTCTCTTTGATTGTGTTCTGTTGCTTAATTATGGCGAGTCCGGCTAAAAATAGTGTGAGCATTATTGCCATTGGCCAGTCCGTATAGCTGAATAACGCCATAACCATGACGAGTGCAGTAAGTATCCATGGACCATGAGATGCTCGATTAAACTCATGCGTTACACCAAGCCTTTTTAGTAGCTTAGTTGGTGCCATTAAGTGAGTCCAGCTGCGAGAGTTATGATTGATCATAGTGCATAACTCTCGGTGATTTGTTTCAAACCTTATCGCATACAGCAAAGTGACTTCTTGCCCTTTTATTAAGGGAGCGTCCGTGCCCTCTAACATGATTTGTGCCTCTGTACCATCACGCCTCCTTAACCAAAACTCGTGATGTTGCACAGATTTAGGTTTCAATTGAGGTATGCTAGCGCCCCCGGCTAACTGCATGACACTCCCAAGTACGTTAGAGATCACCCAGGACTTGAAACTTTCACGTTCGTTTTTAACTGAGTCTATTACCTCACCAGAGTCAGTGAAGAAATCAATCTGATTGCCTTTAATGCTATGAAAAGGATGCATTTTTTAGTCTGTGCTTTGAGGGTTCTGTACTAGTGTTCGGAACCTTTCTAGGTAATGCAATTTTAATCGTGATAGCTATCGCCAAATATGTGGTTTGAGTCAAATAACACTCTCTATTTCAACACTATTGAAGCGGTGCAAAATGTGGGATAGATTATCCCCATAGTGCCAAAGCCTCGATCCTAACCCGGTCGGGGCTTTTTGTTTGCAGACAGCGTTCCCGGCAAGCATATACGTTGCCACTCAAGCCACCTTAGCGGGTGGCTTTTTTGTTTACAGCTATTGGAGCTTACATGACCGAGCAATCACGAGAGACAGGATCATCAAGCGTACTGATCCACTTATCTTCAATCATGGATTGGTTCAAAAGTCACAAGCAGGTGCAAGCCGGTATTATTCGCGCCGTCGAGAATGAAGATGACAGCGGCATGGAGGTGATCATTTCTCACCCCGACGTTGATGATTTGAATCTCGCATTCACGCTGACGCCGGAAATGATTGCACGTTACAAGCCCAAGGCAGGGGATTACGTAGTGCTGTATGACAATGATTATCTGTCTATCAGCCCCAAGAAGGCGTTTGAGTCAGGCTACCGATCACTGCAAGGCACGCAAAACAAAATCAGCAAGTCTCACATTGACCGCTTGGTGTCATCTTTGCGCTTTGAGTTTGCGCGTGTGGGTGACACGACAGTCACCGGTTGCTGGGCGTTCCTGCCCGATGGCTTCAAAGTTGGCTATGGAGAATCGTCTTGCGTGGACCCTGAGCGATTCAGCTTTGAAACGGGCTGCCACCATGCGAAGGAGCGTTGCATTCAAGATGCAACCAACAAGCTCTGGGAGCTTGAGGGCTATCTACTCAAAGTGACCGGTGCGGATAGCAGCGTCATGCCAACAAGCATCAGCAAGCTGCCCGAGCCTTCACCAGAGCGAGAGGGCTTCATGGTATACAAAAGCAAACCCACTGAGCGGACGGCGTACCAGATCCGCGAGAGCGATATGCTTCATGCCGTCACAGACACCAAAAAGCGCATCAATATTGGCGGCGTTGAGTATGAGTTCGTTCATCACGAGCCCGTAGGTGTTGGCGACTTTATCTGCTTTTTGAGCGAAGAAGATATTTATCATGTTCGCAAAGAAATCATGGCGGAGCGCAACTACTTGTAAAGCCATAGACAAACTTTCAAGCCTCGGCACTTGCCGGGGCTTTTTTGTATGTGCCGCTAAGCGCTTTCACGAGAGTGCTTAACCGCACAGACAGCGATACGTCTACACACAGGAGAGGCAAATGTTTGAAGTAACCGGTAACGAAACAGTTGAAGAGCTAGAAGCGATGATGGAGCAGTTCGAAGACGCTGAGCTAGCAGACGATGACGATAGCGCATCCGAGCAGCCAGCGGCGCAAACTGAACAACAAAGCGCTGATAGCGAGGCACAGTCAGACTCGGATAACGCCGATAACGCGGACTCGGCATCCGCAGCCGAAAGTGACAGTGCGGCAACTGAGGGCGACGATAAACCAAAAGGCGTTGCAACCAAAGACGGCGAGCACGTTATTCCTTACGACGTATTGGAGCGTGAACGTACTGAAAAGCAGCAGCTCAAAGAGCAGCTTGAAGCGATGCAGCAAAAGCAAAGCGAATGGGAGCAATCTCAGCGCCTGTTAGATGTGCGCAACAAGCAACTCGAAAAACTTGGCGTCGAGCCCGACGACTTACCCGAAAACTTCAAAATCTCAGAAGAGCAGCTAGATACCCTGGCAGAAGACTATCCCGAAATCGGACAAACCATTCGTGGCTTGTTCGCTAAAGTCGAAGCCATGAGTCAGCAATCTCAAAGCGCACCAGAAACGAAGCCAGCCGAAAACGATCCAGCACCCGAGCGAGACGTAGTTGGGGAAGCCATTGCCAAAAATCCCGATTTGGCAAAGTGGTCGCAAGAAGGTGGCGAACAGTGGCAAAAGGCGATTGAGTTTGATGACAAGCTGCGCGCTGATCCTGCATGGGCTGAAAAGTCCATTGATGAGCGATTTGCGGAAGCAGCCCGACTGACCAAGGCACACTATGCGGATAGCGCAAAAGCCAAGGCAGACAAGGCAGAATCTGACGCAAGTAATTCGCTACCCCCATCACCGAGCGAGACAGGTTCGACGTCGAGTCAAAGTGGATCCATCATGGACAAGGTCGCTAACGCTGACGAAAGTGAGCTGTACGGCTTAATGTCTGGCATGACCGAGGACCAGATCGAGGACCTACTCTCTCAAGTTTAACGCCGTGTAGACGGCATCGAGCACCCGCCCATCGAGGCGGGTGTTTTTGTTTGAGGGTTTTATAACATGACCACGATTACCAAAGCACAAGCAAAGCGAATGCAGGAAGTCGCCCTTTTTATGGCGGCAAACCGCAACCGCAGCATGACCAACATGCTCACCGACGCCGCGCCGAAAAAAGCGCAAGGCGACAAGAAAGGCAATAAGCAATCATCACCTGGCGCGCCAATTGTCACCGTTAACGACCTGACCAAGACAGCAGGCGATACCGTGGACATGCAGATTGTTCACAAGCTGTCTAAACGCCCAACCATGGGCGATAAGCGCATTGCAGGAAACGGTGAAAGCCTCGACTTCACCGATTTTGAGTTGTCAATCAACCAGGGTCGTCACCAAGTCGATGCCGGCGGCAAAATGAGCCAGCAGCGCACTGGTCATAACTTGATGAGCACAGCGCGTACATTGCTTGGCACCTACTTCAACGATGTTAAAGACCAGCTAGCCACCGTGCACATGGCGGGCGCACGCGGTGATTACATCCAAGATGACATCATCGTGCCGCTCAGCAATCACGAGGATTTTGGTGACATGCTGGTCAACCCCGTCATGCCACCGACCTACGATCGTCACTTCTTTGGTGGTGATGCGACCGGCTTTGAGCAGCTTGACCAGGCGGACGTGTTTGGCATGGAAACAGTGGACAACATTTCACTGTTCATTGATGAGATGGCGCACCCGCTCCAGCCTATCCGTTTCAAAGACGACAAGCTGGCGGGTGATGAGCCTTTCTTCATCCTGAACGTTACGCCGCGCCAATGGCATGACTTTAAGCGCACGTCCAGCTACAAGGACTGGCAGCAGCTGATGGCAAATGCGATGAAGCGCCGCGGCAGCTTCGATCACCAAGTGTTCCGTGGTGAGTGTGTGATGCACGGCAATATTTTGGTGCGTCAGTACAAGGGCATGCCAGTCCGCTTTAACCCCGGCTCAACCGTCGATGTGTCGAAAAACGACAACAAAGCGACGACCCAGCAAGTTGAAGCGGGCACCACCATCGATCGCGCCATGCTGATTGGTGCGCAAGCACTGGCTGACGCATGGGGTAAAACCAAAAACGGCAGCCAGTTCTCAATCCACACCGAGAAAACCGATGCGGGTAACCGTGATGAGGTCACCATCGGCTGGATGAACGGCCTGAAGAAAGTGCGCTTTGCGGACAAATCAGGCCGCCTCAATGACCACGGCGTGATCGCGCTCGATACCGCGGTTTCAACTGGTTACTAATCGGGATGCGGCCTAGCGCCGCGCCCTTTTGCCCAATCCATTAAAGAGGTTTATCTCATGGGAACGATTAAAGCACCAAGCATGCACGACCGCATTTACGTCGGCGCGCATGGCAATGTATCAATGGCGCTGACCCAGGTGTCACTCAAAGCAGCCGCTACTGGCGATGTGGTGGAAATGGTTGAGCTGCCCATCGGCCTATCGCTCACCGGCTTCCGTGTTCATACCGAAGGTCTTGGCGCGTCCGTCAAGATTGATATCAAGTCGGGTGATGATGTGCTTGCCGCTGATGTGGATGTATCAAGCAAGACCGACGAAGCCTTGGTTATCCCGCCTACTTACAACGACGAAAAGCGTGTACTGGCAGTGGAAATCAAAGGCGGTGAAGCGACTGGCACGCTGCAAGTCAATCCCGAGTACCGAGTGATCGGCTACTAAATCAAACCTGGGGCGCAATCGCGCCCCTTTTGTTTTTGTTTCAGATAAGCAGGTACACAAATGAAAATCGCAATTGCTTACGTCGGGCCTAAAGAGTTTAAGCGCGACACTATTACCGGCTCGCGCCAAGTATTCCCCCAAAACAAGCCGATCGAAGTGTCAGAAGAAGTCGCCGCGGTATTGCTGCGTTTTGACAAAGTGTTTGTTGAAGCGGATCAGATTGACGATGTGCTCAAAGCGCGAGAAGCAAAAGAGCAGGCGCGCAAAGAAGCTGAGGCCAAAGCCGAAGAGGCGCGCAAAAAGGCAGAGGCCGAAGCGTGCATGGTTGTCACTCTGGGCGGTGAAGAAATCGACTTGAACAAGCTCACAGGCGCACAAGTCACGACCCTGGTCGAGTCTCATGATTTAGATATTACCAAGGGCCCACAAGAGAAAGTAGACACGTTCAAAAAACGTGTTCGTGACGCCATCCGAGCAAGCGAGGCCGAGTAATGCGCACCGTCCCCGTTGACGACTTCCTGCCTACCTTGCGGCAAATGGTCTCAACGCCACTCCCGATGCAGATGAAAGACGCGATCGTGAAAAGCGCGATCCGCTTTTGTCGAAAGACAGGCGTGGTGTTTACCGAGCGGACGATTTACCAAGTCTACGAAGGACAGACCATTAAGGCGGTTTCTGGCAGTCGAGTGAATCGCAAAAGTGGCGGCAATTTAAAAGCGTCTGATAAGAGTGAAATCTCCATCGATGGTGTCGAGCTCGTTGCAGGGCAAGACTTTACCCACATTGAAATGGACGATATTTACTTTCTGCGTGATCTGCGCAATGTCTCGATTCGCTGCGCCGTGGAGCCGGCACCCAATGCAAAAGAGCTGCCCGCAAAACTTCTGGATGACTGGGTATATGGTGTTTGTGCGGGGGCGGCATCATGGCTTTATGGCCAACCTAATCTGATGAACGGCGATCTGCATGGGTATTACGAGCGAGAGTTCATCGAGCAGACACGCCACGCGGCGCGCTGGCGGTTAGAAACCCAACCTCAAACTACTCGCCCCACGCGTAAGCGGAGTTTCTTCTAATGATTCATGCGTCAGACATTATCAACCGCGTCGCCAAAGAGCTTATCGATGACGGTTTCGTTTATTGGTCGGTAGACGAGCACATTAGCAACCTCAATGACGCGGTTAGCGCTATTTTGTTCGTCAAGCCGGAAGCGACACGGACCACCGTCGAAGTCAATGTGGCAACGGGACAAAGCCGGGTCAGACTACCGGAAGATGCCTATACCATTCTCAGCGTTAACCAGGTCGATGGGATTGGCGTTCAGTACATTGCAATGTCTGAGCTCGACAGGCTTTACCCAGATTGGCGCAATATGACAGACACGCCTTCCAACTGGACGAAGTATGACAACGAAGATACCAGCTTTTGGCTGTTCCCCGCGCCTGATGCTGATGCCAAAGCAGAGATCGACTACGCCAAGCAAGTCCGTGCGCCGTCAATAGACGACACCTTGCCTATTCAAGCAACCTACGAGCCGGTGCTATTTGATTACATGCTTTACCGTGCTTACTCGAAGAATGCGAATAGTGAGTCCAGTGTGTCTCGTGCCAATCTCCACCTGCGTTCGTTTGAATTGCTTTTAAAGGGCAAGTCAAACATTGACGTGCGTGCTCGCCAGCAGATAAAGCAGCAATAGGAACGGCGAATGATTAACGTAAAAGGCATATTGACGGATGCAGAGGGCGTGCCGCTACCTCAGGCCATCATTGAGTTTTACTCAACTCGCAACGCCGGGGAGAGCTTGAATGGGGCGGCAGCCGTTACCCGAACCGATGAGCATGGTGGTTATGACTTCATATTAAAATCGGGTGAGTACGAGCTGTATGCCCAAGTGGCGAAAAGCACTGACGTCTATTTTGTGGGCGAGTGTACTGTCACGCGGACCATGACGGGTGCCTATGACCTTGAAGCGTTAATGTCGATGGCTGTTCCCTTGCTGCCAGAGTCGGTTACCCAGGCTATCGATGCCGCAGATACCGCAGTTGAGGCTCGCGGACAAGTTCATGCGTTGCATAGCAGTGTTGAGCAGTATGCGGGGAGCGCGAAAGTATATCGCGACGAGTCGGCCGCTCACGCAAAAGCTGCCGCAATGAGCGCGCAGGCTGGGTCAGAGAGTGAGTCTAAGGCCAAAGCTAGCGAAGAGGCCGCAGCGCTACACGAACAGGCAAGCGAAGACAATGCAATCGCATCAGGCAACGCCGCATCAGAAGCGAGCCAGAGTGAATTGATGGCTGCTTCACACGCGCATAAGGCGCTGGAGCATAAAAACGCAGCAGGCGTCAGTGAAGGCAATGCCAAAAATAGCGAGCTAGCAGCGAAGGCTAGCGAGCAAGGCGCTCTGAGTCATAAGAATGCGGCCAGTCTCAGTGAGAATAATGCCCAGAGTGAGGCGGAAGCATCAGCACAAAACGCCCTGGTAGCAACAGAGCAAGCAGGCATTGCAACAGAGCAGGCGGATCTTGCTGCTAGTCGGGCGAATGCGGCAGCAACGAGCGCAGGCGATGCTAACAGTGCGGCAAAACGCGCAGAGTCGTCCGCAGCGGCAATGACAGGTGCGCTGCTAGAGATGGGAGCGGTTAATTTATCAAGTGGTGTCGCTCCCGCTCCTTATGAAGACGAAGAAGGCACCAAACGTGCCTGTTTCTGGAAAGTTGTTGTCCCAGGTGTCATTGATGGCGTTAATTACGGGGTAGGTGACAGTATTGTCTATTCAGCCGAGCTAGACACGTATTACAAAATTGATAATACAGAGTCAGTCACCTCGGTTAATGGCAAGAAAGGCGTTGTGACTTTGTCTGCTTTGGATATCGGGGCATTGCCTGCCGGCAGTAATGCGGTCAGTGCGAGCAAATGGGCCACGCCCAGAGTCATTACCATCGATGGCGATGCGCAGGGCTCAGTAACCATTGATGGCAGTGCTAATGTCAGTCTCTCCTTGTCTATCAGAGACGCCACACACGCCCACGCGATTTCAAACATCACCGGCCTTCGTGCCGAACTTGACGGCAAGTCAGAGACGGGGCACAGCCATACGGCCAGCGAGATCGGCGCACGACCTGATACTTGGGTGCCCAGTTTTAATCAAGTGACAGGTAAACCAACTTCTTACCCAACGAACTGGAGCATGATTGGCAGCAAGCCGGAAACGGCCACGCGATGGCCCTCGTTGACGGAGATAGGCGCGTTGGGCAAAACAGAAGTGGCGGACTCTGTTAAGCCGGCGACTGCCACAAAGTGCGGCGGCGTAAAAATTGAATTTGATGGCACCACTTTAAATATCGTGACGGGGTAGGCCGTGGCAGATACGCGTAACCTTAGCTTAAACGGCGCCACCGTTGAGAATGTCACTTTTAATGGCCAACAAGTACAGGTATTACAGATTGATGGTGTGACAGTGTGGGAAAATGACGTAACCACGCGCTACACCACGAGCCAAAACACCGAGTACATGACGGACAAGCTGACGTCGAAAATAACGGCTTGGGGAACCAGTAAGACAACAAGTAAATCAACTGACTTTACCACCAGTTATGGCACCTCTTACGGCACATCCTGGAGCACGTCTAGGGGTACATCGAGGAAAACGGGTCGCCGCACGTACTACACGGCGGGCGGTAGCCGACCAATATCAACCAGTCGCTGGACATCTTACTGGACAGGCTGGAATACCGTGTGGGCGACGTCTCGAAGCACATCGCGAGGCACTAGCCATGTCACGCAAAGAGCGACGAGTTACGTGACATCCACAGAAGACTCGCGAAGCACCGAATTTACCACGAGCAAATCCACGCTCAAGAGTACATCTTGGGAAACAAGCAGAGTAACGAATCAATATGGCGACGGATAAAGAAAAAATAGCTGAGCTTGAAAAGAAGGTCGATCGGCTTTACGAGTTGGTGGAGAGTGTGGCTCTCAATGTGGTTGACCATACGACAAACATCGATCGGCAAATTAACGACAAGCTAAAGAGTTTGACGCGCCGGGGCCGGACTACCAATCATCAATCTACACGCTAGCTTCTTGCATGATGAATAATGCGTTCAATCTGATCGACTCGGCGTCAGGGTTGTTAGATAGAACAGGCGTGGTAGGGAGCAACTATCCCTCTGGTTTTCAGAGAGCAGTAGATTACTTTCAAGCGCGTAATGGTGGTCGAAAAAGCCAGTACGACTTGTCTTATGAGGGCAGTAGAGATGAGTTTGTTCACACGCCAATCTTTAACGAGATGTTGTATATCAGCACCACGTCAAACGATTTCAATACCCACCTGATTGAGTCTATCGCAAATAAAACGCGACACGTTGAGTTGTGCTTAAAGCCCAAGTATCTCCAGCTTGACTACCCAGGCAGCGTCGATGAAGTGATCATTATGCCTGGCTCTAACCTGATGCAAGAGGTTGACCCAACGGTTTTGAAAATCCTCGCCAAGCGGGGAGCGAAGTGCAAGCTGCACCCCATTACTTGCCGGCTCGATATATCGCTATGCAAAGAGCGCATTGAGATCATAGAGGGGCATTTTTCTGGCGTTGACGTCGTGAGCAAGTCAAAACGCGTTCATGCCGCGGATAGTAGTGAACTGGGGCTTATTGCCAAGTATCTCGGCAAAGACGTCACTCGACTGTATTTGCGTCGGCCTGGTACGTATTGCGCGCTTTACGACAACATTGACCAGATGGATACCTGGTTAAATTCTGCCAAGTCAGGCGTGATCAGAATGGATCACTACAAAGAGGATATTGATGAATACCTCGAACATTACTGGCGTCATCACGACGATAACGTATCGCTATATTAAAAAGCAGCTTGAATGCGTCCTTCCCCAATTAAACAACGTCATTGTTTGCTGTGATAACCCTGACCTCGATTTATCGTCGCTGACATGCGATCCGCGAGTAACACTCATAAATACCGGCGGGGTAGGTCAATCAAAAGCCAGGTTGGAGGGCGCCAGGCGTGTCAAAACTGAGTATGTCCATGTGATGGATGATGACGACTTTCTTTGTCGTAATTTCTATCCCAGCAATATTGCGCGAGCGGATGTGTGGTTTACCCAGAATATTGCATTGCTGCGCGGTTGGGGTTTGGAGACAAAGGACTTTGATATTACTCAGGTCAATGTGAGCTGCCACATTGTGCGCACATCAATCATGCTTGAGTGCTTGGAGGTGTGCCAGGACTTTACCAACCAGGCAGAGGATCACGTTTACTACGACTACTTTGGCAAGTTTGACGTCAGGGAGTTCGATGGCTCGCTCCTGCGCCTGCTGATAAAAGAGCGGCACCTGAAAACACTCAATGAGCCTTTATTGGATGCGTTAAAGCGCATCATCAGTGAGCCCTGCCGGTGCACTAATCCGAGGTATCGGCGCATCCTCATGAAGTACAGAAAAGTTAATAAGAGGATTGTATGTATATAGTGCAGTGTGTGAACAAAGAGTACTTAGATCCTTACTATGTATCTCGGCAAAGTCAGATAGAGGCGGGCGTTCCCTATGAGCACTTGCTGTTTAGTTACGATGACTTGCCTGTCGATCACATCAAAATTGAAGAGCCTGCTTGGCAAAATGTCACCGAGTTTTCTGATGTTGAGATGAAAGGGATGGTGCTGAGGCTGGCGGCGTTTGACTGGTTGAAAGCAAACGGGTTTGACCGCGTGCTTTACATTGACTGTGACACAATCATTCAAGGCGATCTTTCCGAGCTTGAACACGTCAATATCAAGGGTAACTGGCTCGCGGCGGCTTCGGAAAACCACTGCAAGTATTACGATAAAAGCATTTATAAGCACCGATACCCCCAAGAAGAGCAGCGACGATTCGAGCTTAACCCCGAATACTTCAATAGCGGCGTTCTACTCCTAGACTTGCAAAAATGCCCCGTTCAGAGCTTTGTTGAAGGCTTTGGCCTAGAGCTGGATCGCTATCTATTGCCCGATCAAGACTACCTCAACTCTTTAGCTATCCCTTATGCGCGAATGCCGAGGACGTATAACTGTGTGCCTGAAATGCGCGTTGCTGATTTGCTCGAAACGCAGCACCTTGTGGATCTTCATCGCGAGTTGCTGGGCGCGGATATTATCCACTTCGCCGCAAGGATAAAGCCATACACGGAAAACAAGCTGGATTACTACGGTTTACAGATCCCGTATGAGAGATATTACGAGTATGCACAACGCACCGAGGGAGTAAGCCAAGGGTTCCTGGACATCATCAAGGGAAACGTAGATCTGTTCAAAAGCACCATCAATTGTATAAGGCCCTTTCTATGAATCGACCATTATGCACCGCACCATTTACGAGCTATTCACATAAGCCTGAAGGGTTTAGGCCCTGTTGCTCGCGTCACGCGAAGCCGGTGCAGGCAGATACGAGACGTTGGTGGAATGGCGAGTACATGAGGCAATTGCGCAAAAACATGTTTGCTTATGAGACGCTGCCGCAAGAGTGCAAAGATTGCATTGATGAAAACGGCGCAGGTGGTGAGCAGTATTCGCACCCGTTTAACTTAAAGGACTATAACGAAGCAACAGGCGTGATGAGAGCCCAGCCTAGTCAGGTGTACTTGTTTACAGGTAATCGCTGTAATCTTGCCTGCGAGACGTGCGACTCAACGTTTAGCGATAAGCACGCTGAGGTATTCCCTGAGAGGGTTATCCCCGTGGAGGGGGAGCTTCTCGATCCGATGGCTATCGCAAGAAAGTTTTCACCCAAGCAGTGGGTAGTATATGGCGGGGAGCCGTTTATATATGAAAACATTTATGAGTTAACACTCATGCTGCTGCAAAAGCCTGGCATCGTGTCTTTCTTGACGAATGGCATGTATAACGTCAAAACGCACCCCGTCTTCCAGGACATGATCCTCCCTAACCACAAAAAATTCTCAGTGTGCTTTTCTGTCGATGGTGATGCGGCACTGAATGAGAAAATCCGTATCGGTGCAAGCACCAAAAGGATACTGGCCAACGCTAAAATCTGCGCCGAAAAAGGGGTGACGACAGACATTCACTACACGCATTCCTCCTTAAATAGCCACGGGTTTGTGGATTTTTGCAAAATGCTGTTAGACGAAGGCATGTACGATTACCCATTCAGTATCAATACATGCCCCGTCGAGTTTCCAGAGGCGTTTTCGCCTAAAGGCTTGCCAAATGAAGAGAAGCGGCGCGTGATAGAGCAAGTCAGCGACTTCATGAAAGAGAACATCCCCGAGGATATGCTGATCGCCTCGCGCAATATCATCGCTTCTCTGCAATACCGACAGGTTGGTGACATCCTGTAGGGGTCAACCAGAGCGCCCATCCCTTATTCTTTCACGCTTTATAAAGAGCCCTTCATGCTAATTGACATTCAAATGATGCGCGGCGAAGTGCCCCGCCTCAAAGACCACTTATTGCCTAACGAAGCAGCGACATTGGCAAGTGATTGTGAGTTTGAGCGTGGCGTGATTGCTCCCATGCTCGATAATCGTTTTGCGCTAGATTTGCCATACAGCGCGAAGCGTTTGCACAAGTACGACGGCGCGTGGCTGCTATGGAGCGATGCCAGGGTAAGCGCGATTGATAGCCCCCTTTCCCAAGACGAGTGGCAGCGCGTTTACTTTACCGGTGATGGAAAGCCGAAAGTGACGGCGCAAGATATTGCCATTGACGGGTCAGGCTTTGGCCCCGCAGCAAGTTATGACCTTGGCGTGCCCAGGCCAGCGCTTCCGCCAACGGTAACAGATGTTGATGGATCAACCGGTGATTCGCCGCCGGATGGCGAACCGGCAATGATTGACGACGAGGATCGGGTCTATATCCAGACCTATGTCACGCGGTTTGGTGAAGAGAGCGCGCCCGGTGACCCGTCTAATTCCGTGCTGATTGAAAGACCTGGCTCGACTGTAACGGTGCAGTTATCTCAGCCATCAACGAATACACACAATATTACCCACACGCGCCTTTATCGCTCGGTAACCGCGGCAGGTGTGGGCGAATACATGTTGGTTGCAGAGCTGCCGATAGCGACAAGCGAATATCAAGATACAGAAAAAGAGCTCAATAGCGCCGTTGTTGAAACGTGGGACTATGATGCGCCGCCGGAGAACATGCAGGGACTTTGTACCATGGCTAACGGTATCTGTGCGGGCTTTGCGGGTAATGAAGTCATGTTTTCAGCGGCCTATTTGCCTTACGCATGGCCTACGTCCTACCGGCTTACGACAGAGCATGACATTCAAGCCATTGTGCCCGTCGGTACATCGTTAGTGGTAGCTACAAAAGGGATTCCGTTTGTTTTCTCAGGCGTGACGCCGGATGCAATGACAGCCGCCAAGCTGGACGTTGAACAATCTTGCGTTAGCGCTGAATCGTTAGTGGTCGTTGCGGGGATGGCGATGTATGCCTCACCTGATGGGCTTGTGGTGGTTAGCTCGGATGGCGCCGCTATCGCTACCGAGGAAATTATCGACCGCAAACAGTGGCAAGCAATGAAGCCAGAAACCATTAAAGCGGTTGCCGTTGAGGGCTGGTATGTCGCGCAGTCTGAAGTGGGCGGATTTATTTACGATCCCTTATCCAAATCGTTCACGCGGATTAGCGAGCTGTGGGATGCGAGCTATGTGGATCTCGCCCAGGATGCGCTCATGATTGTGAGAGGCTCTGAGCTTCAAGAGTGGCGAGCGGGCAGCAATAGCAAACCAATGACATGGCGCTCTAAGTCTTTCGCGCTGCCCGTTGGGGCGTCATTGAGTGCAGGCAGAGTGATAGCTGATAACTATCAAGCGCTGACTGTGACTGTTTTTGCTGATAATCAACCTGTTTTATCACTCAGTCCTGGAAGCGTTACCGATCGCCCTTTCCGGCTCCCGCCTGTTCGCGCCAGCCGTTGGCAGATAGAAGTGGCAGGTAGAGCTAGCGTTGAGCGCATCATGCTGGCAAGTAGTGTTGAGGAGTTGCTGTAATGTCAAAGAGCGGATTCGTCGGCGGAAGAAATGAGCAGGCACTCTATGAAAACATCGAAAAGCTAACAGGCCAGCGGGGTAGCGGCCTAGATAGGGCGATTACAGTCAGGGAGCTTCATGCGCTTGGGTTGGTCAATGTGAAGCGTCGAGCAGGTGGCGGGGTCAATGTTACGCCGGCACCTAACACAAATGATGGTGGTGGCGTCGAGTTGCCATCACAAATGCCTAGCGCGCCGATGAATCTGCAGGTGTCGGGTGGCTTTGGAAGTATCATGCTGACATGGGACGCGCCTGACTACTTGGGGCATGCTTATACCGAAGTTTGGCGTGCTAGCACGAACGACATTGACGCAGCGACCCTAATTGCAACCGTTTCAGCAACGGTTTTTGGTGATATCGTTGCCGCGGGATCTGCCTTCTACTACTGGATACGCCACGTCAATATTAAGGATATTCCAGGGCCGTATAACGATAGGCTGGGAGTTCAAGGTAAAACCAGTGAGGACATCGAGAATGTCGTCGATCGCATTGGTGAACAACTGGGTGCGTCCAAACTGGTGAAGGAGCTCAACGAAAAGGGCACGTCTGCATTTCAAAGCATGTGGAGCCAAAAGGCGCAAGCTGAGGACATCACTGCAGGGATTGGCATTTTGGCTGACGATGACGGAACGAGCCAAGTCGCTGTCAGTGCAAGTCAGTTCTTTGTGTTTGACCCAAACAGCGACGCACCAATGCAACCATTGTTCGCTATTGACCAGGGCCAGGTCATTATCCCTGAAGCCGTCATCGAGTCGGCAACTATTCAGATCTTAGAGTCGCAATCTATTGTTGCCGATGAGGTGCGAGCAGGGGCTTTTGTTAGTTCTCCGATTATTGAAGGGGCGAAAATCCGAGGGGGGAGCGCTGCCTTTGGTGTCGGAGGGCCTTTCGATGGTTATCATACTCACATAAGCGATGACGGTATGTTGCGCACCGATAATATAGAAGCCAGTGGCACGGTGTTTGGGAGCAAAATTGAGGGCAGCGAGATACATGGTACTGACATATATGGTGCCACCATCTACGGCGGAACGTTAGTACAGCTGGTCACGAAGTATCAAGTGGAAGGAGGGCTGGAATACCCTGATGGTGAGCCAATACTCGCCGAATACTCTCTCTACAAAAGTATCAGCTCTAGCACCAATACCACTCAATATATAGGGCTGTACCCTTACAACAACGACAACGTAGTCAGTGAGTACCGGATGCGGTGGTCAACGATTGGGAGCACAAGCACATCGGGGATCAGAGTGTCTTTCGGCGGGCAGACCTCTAGCTATAAGCGTGGATCGTATAGGGTGAGATTTCACTATACGGATAATGACGGAGTCAGCCGAACACACACCACGGGCACGCTCAATACCGGTGGAGTTTACACCGTCGCCATTGCGCCAGGCACATGGGTGATCCAAACGAGCGTATCAACCCGCGAAGTGGAAGATATTCGAGGCTCCATGCCTTATACATACAACGTGTACACGCTAACGGGAAGCATATACACCAAGTCAGGCAGTTACACGGCGAAGATCGACCGCATAAGTATCATTTCAACCGACCGCATTATGAAAAAAGTGAACGGCCTCAGTGGCTATATGAGCGTGAAAAACTACGAGAGAAAGCCGTGATGGGGAAATACAAATACTGTGATAGAGCACATACCCTGGTTGGGTATTATGAAAACGGGAAAGTCACGCACCTTAAACCAGAGGAAGCGCCAGAAGGTGTAGTGATTGAGAGCGCTTGGAGTGATGAAGATGAGGCGCTATTGCTTAAAGAGGCGGACGAGCGCAAAGAGCGCGCTTGGCGTGACAGTGAAATGCAACGTGTAGTAAGCAGCCTCGATCAGATAAAAAATGATCGAGAGTTTGGCGGCACTAGCTATCAAGGTGATGCGACTGCCGAGCAGCTAAATGACTACCGTATAAAGCTGTGTGAGTACCCAAATCAGCCAGAATTCCCCTATGGGGCGCGCCCAAAATTTTCGGAGGTGTAATGAGCCAGCTTTACTCTGCTCCTTGGCACCAATACCGCGACAAACTTCTCCCGATCATTCAAAAAACACAACAACGGAATGATCATCAATTTGCCGACGAAATTGACGACGCCCTCCACACAGAGAGGGCGTTTCTATTTTTGGTGGAAGATGGCTTCACCGTTCTTTTGCCAAAACGACGGGGCGTCTTGCCCTGGCTTAACGTGATGTTTGCGTTTAGTTGGGGCGGCAATGCCATTGATCGTTACCAGCCAGGCATTGAGCTCAAAGCGCGACAAATGGGGGCAAGGGGCGTGGAACTATACACAGCCGTTGAGGGGCTAGAGCAAGCGTTACTCGGCAATGGGTATGTTAAAACAACGGGTGAAGCCCGCATTCAGCACTGGGAAAAGATTCTGTAGGAGGGCCATATGGGTGGCGGCGGAGACTCAGAAGTCAAAGAAACAGAAGCGCAACGTGCAGCGTCAGAGGTGGCTAAAAAGCAGTGGAATTTATACCAATCTGACTTTAAGCAGCATGAAGACAATTTCATTGCGCGGGTTGACGCTTACAACAGCGATAACAACATGGCAGAAGCCAAACAGGCGGCTGATGTGGGATACAACAAAGAGTACTCCAAAAACCGTGAAGGCGCGGCCAAGTCCCTATCAGCGAGTGGCGTTGATCCGACGTCGGGCAAGTTTCAATCCACCATGGCGGAGATGACAACGGATCAAGCGATTGGGCAGTCCGACACTGCCAATCGTGCGCAGTCGTCAGAGCAGGATAAGTATTTGGCGGGGCTGAGTGATGTCGCAGCTATCGGCATGGGGCAGCAAACCGGTGCGCTCGACGGCATGAGTGATGTCGCCAATACCAGCCTAAACAAGGCAACGGCAGACGCCGAGGCCGATTTTAATAAGCGCTCGTCAAACTTGCAGCTAGCAGGTGCAGTGGCTGGCGCGGGGCTTAGAAGCTACCAAGCAGGCTGGGGAGGCAATGAAACCGAAACATTTGAAGCCATGCAAAGCGGCTCCAAGAATGGGTTTTCGCCAATGGGCGGGCCAAGCTCGTATGGGTTAGATCAACATTAATCAGCGGGGTAAAGCATGGGCATTGCAGCAGACAGATACGCAAGTATCACGCGCCAACAATATGACGACTGGTATCGGCGCTTTTATCCCGAGCAGAAAAAGCTCATGGAGCAATCGCAAAGTGGCGAATTGCTTAGTGAGCAGCTTGGGCGTGTAGATGAGAATGTGGATAGCGCCGCTCAGGCCGCAGAGGCAGGACAAACCAACCGCATGGCGCGTTACGGCGTCACCGCAGAAGAGGACCCAAACCAAGATGCCAAGCTAGCACTTAGCAAGGTGTCAGCAAAAAACGGCTTACGCACCTACGAGCGTGACCGGTCGATGAAAACGCTATCTGGCTCAAGTATGGGTTTGCGAAACGCACCACAACAGCAGCAGGGGTAACCAATGGGGTATAGCTTACTCAGCATGGGGCAGCATCAAAAAGGCGCTGCCATGAAAGGGCTACGTGACGCAGCTAACCGAGAAGAAAAACGCGAAGCGGCGAACAAGAAGCTCGAAGCAGCAGAGCGGCAACAGACTATCAGCGCTGTAGGCTCGGGTGCGGCGATTGGCGGCATGGTTGGCGGCCCCATAGGTGCAGGAATTGGTGCCGCGGCTGGGCTCGTCGTGGGCGAATTGTTTTAGGAGACGATAATGGGTTTAGATACACGCGGATTTATGGATGGCGCCTTGCGCGCATATAGCATTGCCGACCGTCACTACCAACGCAAAGAAGATCGCGAGCTGCAAAAAGAGCAGCTGGAGCAAGACAGAAAAGAGCGAGAGCAGCGCATGTCGCTTCGCCAAGCGCAAGAAGAGCGTCAGCAAAAGAAATTCGATTATAACTACGGTAAAGACGGCAAGGGCGGTGCGCTGCGTGATGCCGAAGAGCGCGATAAAAAGCTGTTTGATGCAAAATTGAAAAACCAACAAACACAGCAAGAGCTCAACGAATATCAGCTTGGACAGCAAAAGCGCACGCACTTCATTCAGGAAAACAGCCCACTCATTCAAAAAGGGTGGAAGCGCTGGATGGAATCGGGGGAGATTGACCCCGTGCTTGATAATGAAATGATTGCGGGCAGCGCATATGATCCGCGTCGCTACCTGGATCCAGAGGTAAACAAAGCCGGCGAGTTGCTTGAAACGAAACTGCCAGCCGTGCTCGATGGCAAGGCCGACTTCAATGACCCAGAAATCAAAAGCGCGCTGAACACCATCTACAGTAAGAACATCAAAGCGTCAATTGGGCAGAAAGACCCAAGAACTGGCAAGGTAATCAAGGACGCCCGTTGGGGTGGTGTCACACTAGCTGCAGATATTAACCCAGAGATGGAGGGAGAGCAGCCAGGCTTGGTGATCACAACGGAAGTGAGCTATGGCGAAGATAAATGGGTGCCCAAGCCCGTGACCGAGGGGCGCGGTACAGGTGATGAGCAAGTCAAAGTCATCCCTCTTGAGCAGGCCATGCAGGATTTAACCGGGCAATTAGCGATGCGCCGCCAAGCGATGACATCACCGGCATTCAAATCCGTGTTTGGCGGTGAAGGTGAGGAAGTTAATGACGCTTATCAGAAAGAAATGGCATCTATCGAGAGCGACCGAAGCAAGGCGCTTGCTAAACTCTATAGCGAGCAAAATGGATTCGATACCAAGCCAGAAGACATCAAACAAAAAGAGTCTGAGATCAACCGTATTTATGACCAGCGATTGGCACGTGTTGCTCAGCAATACGGTATTCAAAATCCCGATGCTGGCGGTTTGGGTGAGAGCCCAGCGGAGGTGCCCGCCGAGGTGGAGCAATGGGCTACCGATGATCCGAGAAAGCAGTATTTCTTAAAAGCGCTGAAGCAGAAAGGGCACGAACTAAGTGGTTATGATGTGCAGACCATTGAGCGTGCGTTTAATGACCAGTTAGCCAAACAGAAAGCTGAAAAAAGCTCTGAGGTTGCGAATAGCTTGCGAGCTCAACACGCTCAGCGTTATGCGGATCGATAGTTAACATCATTGCATTACCCTAGCTGAAATGACTAATGGCGAAAATAGCGATTGCCGCTGTACATGCCAAGAGGAAAAAAGAAATAGATGTAGCGACGAGTAAGACTGCTCTATCTGCGGCGCGGCCTGATAGCTTCCCGCTGATGCTGAATGTAAATGTCAACTTAAGAAAACTCGATAGTTTGAACATATTATGCCCCTCTGTCGCATACTGTGAGTGTGGGGCTATTATCAGAGCTTTAGGGGGGCTGAGTATGGGACAAATTAATGTCAAATGATGTGATATGTCCCTCGATGCCATTCTTGAGTATGGTTTCAAGAAACTGTTCAAAGGTCTCAGAGTCCTTTTGTGACTTCTGATACGCCTCGGTTAGTAACCAATGCCACTCGAAAGCGTTGAATTTCAGTACGCTGGAGTCACCTTTGAATATTTTTAGTTTGTCACGATTCTCGTTGAATATGCGCAGTTCAAGGTTACTAACTCTCTCAGCGCCTGCTAGCACTATATCCCGAGATTCTATACCCAGGCGGCGATACTGCTTTTTTACAGTTTCTGTGTCTTTGCTTAGGCAGTAACCAATAAATTCTATTGAATTGGCTTTGTTGACAGTAACTCCATATTTTTCGCATAGAGAGTCCCACCTGAATTGAAGTGAACTGTATAAAGATGAATCTTTTTTCTCGGACTTTCTTTCGGTCAATGATTGGCAGGCACTAATGAGATTATTGAGGTACTGATGAATATTTGCCCTTCCGTCGATTGGCACGTGACTAAAGGCTTCTTCTACTTCTTCGTCGTGCGCCGTTTGCAATGTGTCAGCGTCTGACTGATCTAGAACTGCCTTCTCAAAGGGACTTAACCATTCGAGGTTGTCAATATCATCGAAGTCCTCGTCATCAGAGTGACTAGAGCTGTAATAAAAACCAAGATCGTCATGAAGCTCTGAGCTGAGCTCCCAAGATATATTTTTGACCTCTTCTAAAAGATTAAGTGCTACCTTTTCAATTCTCTTTAGAGATTTACACTGCTGAGTATGTGTTTCTCGACCCTTGAACTCCCATAAGTCATATTCGATTTCCGAGAGTATGAAATCATGATCTTGTTTAGGCACATCATATTTCGACAGAAACGATTTTATTTCAGTAGCTTGGGTTTTGTTTAGCATGTTCTCATGTTAAGTATTGGTGATTAAATTTTAAGTTTTTACTATTGCGAATTAGAGCGCAGGTTGCAAACTCGTCTTTACTGGGATGCATCAGGATACTTCGATACTACACCTCGGCTTATGAACGAGGCTAGGGAGTTCATTGGCGTTTACCTGTGACACAATTAACGCAATAATAGCCCCATCATCAAATACCTATATCTAGCCGCTGGCTCCTTTGGAGTTGGCGGTTTTTTTATGCCTGCTCGGAGCGGATATGAAAGACGAAAAGCTTCTCGGAAAGAAAAACGGAGCCACTGTTAACGCTCAAACGGATATGACGTTTCAGCTAAGCGATGATTTTAGTTTGGATGCTTACAAGCCAGCGGAAAATCTAGAAGTAGGTGCCGGAGATGTTTCCAAAAGCCTGGCGGTAGGTGCTTCTGGCGCCATGGAAGGCGCAGCGGAGGCCACGAGCGCTGTTGGTGATGGGATTGGAAATGCGATTGCTGATGGTGCTCGGAATCTCGGTATCCCGGATTCTGTCATCGATAAAGCGAGCACCGTCGCAGGTTATACGCCACAGGGCTTAGGGTTGAAGTACGTCGATATGCTTGGAGGGGCTTACGGCCAAGCTAAAGAGTGGCTGACTGATAGCCTATCCGACGACGGGAAAAAGGCACTACAAACCGCGCCCGTTTCAGAGGCCCCAGAGGGGGATTGGCGTGTTTCATCTGATCCTGCCGTGTGGGCGATGCAAATCGCGCAAGGCCTTGGCTATATGGCACCAACTGTCGCTTCGGCAGTTGCGACTGGCGGGCTGTCTTCCGCGTCCGCAATCCCATCATTTACAAAACTGGCAATGCGGTCTGGCGCTAAGCCTGAGGTGGCAGCAAGGGCGGCGGAGAAAGCCTATAGCGTCCTACGCAACACGCCAGCCTCGGCGATTGGTATGGCATCAGATGTTGGCAGTCAAGGCGTCCAAGCTAAAGAAACAGTGATGGCTGCGCCAATTGATCAACTTGCAGAGAGCGAAGTCTTTCGCAACAACTTCTATGTGGTTGACGCTGACCCTGAGTATGCGGGGCTCAGTGATGCACAGAAGATTGATCGCGCCCGAGAAATGACAGCGGAGCAAGCTTCCAAAGCCACCATGTCAGACGAGAAAACATTAGCAACGAGTGCTATGGCCACAATGCTCGGCGATGTTCCCTTGGCCAACATGCTGACTCGCGGAGCGGGTAAGGCGAGCTCATCAATCAGCAAAGGTGTTGCAAAAGGGGCGGCGGAAGGTGCTGTTCGCGAAGGCGCCACTGAAGCTATCCAGGGTGGTACCCAGCAATACGTGGCTAATGAGGTATCAAACGAATACGCGGGTACGGATCTTGACCCCATGGATGGTGTCGCGCTCGGTGCAGTGAACGAGGGCGTACTGGGTAGCGCCATTGGTGGCACCATGGGTGCAGCAGGTGGTGCGCGAGCTGGAGCCGACAAGGTCAGTGATACCGCTGACGCCATTGAAAATGACATGGCTCAACCTGCTGAACCCGAAGGCAATGCGCAAGATACCGACGACGCACAAGCTGTGGAAGGTGTACAGGGCATGGAGGGCGCACAGCTACCAAGTAATGATGAAACCACGATCACTGATGGTCCATCTGAAGCAGCCGAGCGGGTTCGTCAGCAAATCCTGGATAAAGCTCTATCCGGGAGCAATCAGGAAAAGTCAGAGGTTGATGGGCAAGGTGATCTGACATCTCGCTTTAAAACCTCGCAACAGTCATTACGAGATATAGGCGTACTGCCAGATAACGACAATCACTTTGTAAAAACCGTCAAGCTGGCTTATGCCATGGATCAGGACAAAGCGGATGCTCTGCTTGAACGCATAGAACAAGGTGATCAAGAGGCAGAACAATCTCTGTACGCTCTCGCGGAGCAAGCTTCAGAGCTGGGGTTGGATGAGACAGGTGTTCAGAAAATCTTCAATGATGCAGCCGCTAAGCAACAAGCTGTCAAAGATAAGCGTGAATCTAAAGTTCAGCGTTATATCTCAGCGATTGAACAAGGCCGTGATAACGTTGGAGCTTCAAAGGGCGTAAACAATGAAGCGCGACAGCAGGAAACTGTTAAAGACCAATTACCTCCCTCTTCTGAGTTGCCAGCAGGGTCGGCAGAAAGCACTCAACAAGACACACCAGGTGAAGCGTCGCGCAATGCAGACTTAGCGAGTAGCGCACCACAAAGTGAAGTCGATGCCGCTTATCAGCAGCGTGACGAACAGCATGCAATTCAGGAAAGCATCAAAGACAACGTTGATAAAAGCGCCCAGTCACGTGGCGAGTTTGCCAATCGCCCTAACACCATGAAGATGCGCGAAGATGGCAAAAAACCGATTGCTGACTATGCCGCGCTCACCAAAAAAACCAAGTCGATGCGCAAGCGCCTTAAAAAGCGCATGGCCCAATCTAATCCCCAGCTACGCGAAGCGCTATTAGAATCACTGCGTAACGCACCCGAGCGCATTGCGGCCTTTGAGCAAGAGGCGAAGGAGCGAAAAGCGTGGTTTGATGCTCAGCCTGAAAACCAAGCACGACGCCAGCAAGCCGAGGCGTTATTCGATCCGCAGCAACCAGAGCCAGTTAACGAGCCAGACTTTAGCCGCAACGCCATTAAGCAAGTGATGGACGACATGCGCGAACGCGGCGAGCCCATCATCCAATCTCTGCCTAAAGAAGAGCAGGCCGAAGCCAGGGCTGATCTGAAAAAAGCACAGTCATTTGCGACCACCAAGCTGCGCATGATGATGGATGAGGCGAAAGCTGGCCGAAAAGGAACATTTAGCGACTTCGAGCCCAGGCTTCAACGTAAAAACGAAGCCATAAAAAAAGTATCGTCTGATGATGCTGAGAGAGAGGGCACCGTTAGCTCAGGTCAAGTCAGCGTTGGCGGCCTCGACGTAGGCGTACCAATTGTTAGTCGAGAAGTTGAGCGCAGCTATAATCGAGCAACTCATATAGGTAGTGGGCGAGACTTCAATGCCGAGCTACAGAGTGAAGCGAGGCAAATGGCCACAGAGCTCAACGAACGAGGGTTGCTAGATACAGAAGCACGAAGAAATAAAGCTAAAAGCCTGATTGAGTCTTATCTAGACGAGCAGAAAAAATTTATTGAGCGTGAATCATCACGAGCGACCAATAACCCCAGCTGGCTTGTCACAGGCCGAGGTGGGCGCAATATGGCGAAGTATTCCGCCAAAGTTGACAAAAATATGGCGGCATTTAGCCGTGAGGTCGAAAAGCTAAGCGCGATGCGTAAGCGCGTCCCTCAAGACGTAGAAGCCGTCATGAATGAGGAGCAGCGTCAGGCCAGGCAAGAGAAAGAGCGTCGTGACAATCTTAGTCGCGCTGAGAAAAAGGCAGCTGAGTATTTAGCCATCATTGCGCAAAATATGCGCGAGGGTAATTCATTGCTGGCAAAAAGTGACCGCAAATGGGCAGGGCCAAAAGCGCTCACCCAACTTAACTTGCTTGCATCGGCAGATGAAGCCAGGGCAAAAACGCTGGTTAAGAAAATGGATGGCTCCCTTGAAGACGTTGGCGGCGTGATCAAGGTGGCGGGGCCCCGCTCAAAGCTTGCCGCACGATTGAAAGAGCTGCTTGGCTCCCAAGACAATCCTAAAAACTCTCCTGCTACACCAACCGAAAACTCCGCCATACCAACGCTTGATGCCTTTTCAACTCTTAACAAAGGTGACATGAGTCTTACTGAGGTTAAGGCGTTATCGGAGCAGCTAACTCGCAACGAGCAAGGCGTAAAAGATGAGCTTTACTCGCTCACTATTCCGAAAATCAACGAGAAAATGGGTGCCTACTTTGCGGCGCGTTGGAAGGGCGAAAGGAAAGACCGCATCGTACAAGCGGCTTTTGATCAGCTCCTATCTGATTTGGAATTCACCATGGCAGGTGGTGCGCAAACCATTACCTTGACGCAGGAAGGAAACGGAAAGACGCGCGCTGAAAAGGTAAATGAAAAAATCCAAGCGATGGATGAGGATACCTATCAGGCGTTCATTGATGCGCGCAAACAGGCTGAAAAAGACCGAAAAGAAGCAATCAAGCAACGAGAAGTCGCACTCAAAGACCCACAAACAATAAATGACTTTAATCTATTTGTTCAAAACGGTGGCAAGATTACACCCGAACTGCGCGCCCGTTATGACAAATTGGTCACTGACGAGATCTTATCTCGCCGCAAATCAGAGCAGGAGGCAGCCGCCAAAAAGGCAGGCTTGGAAACTGATGGCGAAATCGAGACTGGTGACATCACCGAAGGCACACACGGCAAGACCGGAGCCACCATTTTTAATGTGTCGTTAGAAACACGCTTAGGCAAGGACAAGTTCAAAGAGGCGGCCGGGATGGCACGCTCAATGAAAGGCGGCTACTGGCGTGGGAGCTTTTACTTTCCCACACGCGAAGATGCGGAAATATTCATGGGTTGGCTGCAAGGCAATGACATTGACCGTTCTGAGTCCGTCAACGCTAAGCGCGAAGAGAAGCGCCAGTCAAACGCGGAAAAGCTAAGAGAGGCAAGTGAAAAGCTCGCAGAAAAAGCGAACGCGGAATACAACGCAGAGCGCAAAGAAAACACGGCCAAACGCATGGCTGAAGGAGAGCGAGCGAGATCTCGAGCGAGAAAAGATGCAGAAACCGCCACGATAATGGCTGAGGTTGCCGACAAGATTGAGTCAGGCGACCTCTCAGCGTTGGCGGGTATCAATGCGAAAACGCAAGTTGAAACACTGAAGCGAATCGAAAACGGATTGCTGTGGGAGGCAAGCAAGAAAAACAGTGATGCTGTAGAGCGGGGCGACTTTAGCGATCCTGTTTGGAAAAAGGGCACGACGATTGATGAGAAGGTCATGTTTGCCAAATATCCAATGGCAGACACAGACACCCGCGTGATTAACGAGTTGGCCAGCCGAATGGTGAATGAAAAAGGCTATGTGAAGTCTGGTAGGGTTTTGCTGGACAAATACAAGGGTGGCGAGCCCAAAGACGTCGCGTTAAGCACGGAAAACGAACACGTCATCAAAATGGTGGAGTTCGCGAAAAAAGAGGAGCTATACGGCGATTTGCCCGCCATGTTCCAGCGGCTTCAACGTATGGGGATCACGCGACGAGAGCTGTTGCGTCAGGCGCTGCGCGAGATGGGCAGCACCAAGACAAACACCGGCCTCAATGAGAGCAAGCTTGCCAAGCTGGAGCGCGATCTTAAGAAAAAAGTGCTTGGCAATCGCAATGCGTTTGTTGATTTCTTCCCTACACCAGAGTCTCGTGCGCGCCGCATTGTTGAGCTGGCCGATATTGAGCCTGGCATGAAAGTGCTAGAGCCGAGCGCGGGGAATGGCATGTTGGCAGATGCTGCGAAGTCTCAAGGCGCTGACGTTGAAGTGGTAGAGCTCGCCAGCGACCTGAGTGACATCTTGAAAGAAAAGGGTCACAAAGTTGTCGGAGATGACTTCCTTGCGTTTACCGGTAAGGGTTATGACCGCATCGTGATGAACCCACCGTTTAGTAATGACATGGACATTGACCATGTTCGTCATGCCTACGACATGCTGAAACCTGGCGGAAAAATGGTAGCAGTGATGAGCAGCATGGCAGGGGAGCGTAGTAACAACAAAAACCGAGCCTTCAAGGACTGGCTAGCTGAGTTGGATGCCACGGAAGAAATGGATCCCGAGGGTACGTTTAAAGAGTCCATGAACCAAACAGGTGTTCGTACCAAAACGGTCGAAATTGAAAAACCAGTCAAGGAGGCTCAAAAGGAAAGCGAGTCTGAGGCGGTGATGTTTTCCCGCGAAGGCGTCACTCAAGGCAATCCACCACCGAAAGGCATGCCACTCAAACAGGCCGAGCTGGGCGTTCGCCAATGGCTCAAAGAGTATAACGGTGGGGCGGGGATCAAAACCAAGGTAGTTCAGACGCAAGCGGAGGCAGAAAAGCTGCTTGGTCAATCCATCCCGGACGCTACTATTCACGGCTTCTACAGCGATAGGGATGGTGCCGTGGTACTTGTTGCCGACAACCTGCCTGATATGAAAACGCTGCGCAAAAAGCTACGGCACGAAGTATTGGCTCACCATGGCTTAAAAGCGGTGGTCGGTGATAGCGAGTATCAGAAAATCCTTGAGCGAATTGCCCGCGGTAAAAGCTCACCGCACGTAAAAGAGCTATGGGATCGCATCGAAAAAAACTACGGCGACCAAGAGCCCCTTGTGCAAGTTGAAGAAATACTGGCACATGCAGCGGAAATTGAGCGCAGCACTATTCAGCGGTGGTGGGACCGAGCGATTGAAGCAATTGCGCATGCTTTACGAAAAGTGGGTTTCATGCGGCCTCATGACATTACGAAAGCTGAGCTAAACAATATTGTTCAGACACTCGTGGATCGAGTAAAGGCAGTCAATCACTGGGATCCCAATAACCCTCCTCCTTCGGGTGGAAGCTCTAAGTTGAGCCAGGCTAAATTCTCCAAAGAGCACGCGCCGACTATGGACGAAGTGTTGAGCCAGATGGATGCAGAGCCAACCGCGCAAGGGCGAATGAAACGGGCGCTTAGTGCCACGAAGACAGCGGTTAAGGGGGCGCTTGGTGGAAGCAAAGGGCTTGGCGCGGTATCTCTTCGCCAACTCGCCGATCTTGCTTACGATAAACTACCGCAAATTAAAACGTATGTAGATACGGTGCATCGCATGATGGAGCGCCGCAATCAGATGGCGTTTGAATCTGCTGACATTGCACAGAACATTCGAAAATGGGCAGCTAAAAACAAGCCTGTGGCTGATGAGTTATTCAATGTGGCACACGAAGCGACGGTTGAAGGCGTCGATCCCGCCGAGCAATTTGTTTCGGCAGCGGAGGCAATTGAGAACCGTATTCGTCATATCGAAAATGTAGCCAGGGAAGATCGTCTCACCAACTCCCAAGCAGAGGAATTGCGACAGCTGCGTAATGACCTGAAGGATGAACCTCGACGCTTAAGAAAACATATCGCCTTGCGTAAGCGCTTTGACAAGCTACCTACAGAAGCGAAACAGCATTACCGCACTATGCGCGATAATTACAAAGCGCGACATAATGACTACCGGACGTTACTTGAACAGCAAATCGAGAATGCAGACATTGATAATCGCGTGAAGAAAAAGCGGTTAGCGGAGCTGCGATCCTTATTTGAACTGCAAGAAGTTAATGCGCCTTACTTCCCTCTTGCCCGTTTCGGCGATTACTGGGTGAGTGCCATTGATGAAAATGGAGAAAATCGTTTTCTGATGTTTGAGTCTGAAGCCGAGCAAAAAGCGACGTCTGAAAAGTTAAAAGAGAAAGGCTTTGAAGTGCGCTCGGGCTACAAGATGGAAGGTAACCCAGCGATTAATGGTGCCAGTTTGAGCTTTGTTACCGACTTGATGGGCAAGATAGACGAATCATCACTCAATGATGAGAAGAAAGCGTTAATCAAAGACCAAGTCTATCAGATGTATCTCCAGGCCTTGCCGTCACGCTCGATGCGTAAGCAGTTTATCCACCGCAAAAAGACGAAAGGCTGGTCTAACGATGCGCTACGTGCCATGGCTGAGAACATGATGAAAGGTGCTTATCAGTTATCGCGCATGGAGTTTGCAGACGAGCTGACCAAACAGGCTACTGAAGCTAAAAAGGTGGCAGAGCAATCGAATGACAACCAGACCGGGCGTTACGCAGAAGAAATGATGAAGCGACATGAATGGGTGATGAACCCGAAACACTCAACCGCCGCACAAAAGATCACGTCTTTGGGCTTCCTTTGGATGCTCGGGGTATCACCGGCCGCTGCCGCGGTAAACACAACGCAAAACTTCGTCGTCGCCTTACCCATCATTGCGAGCAAATTCGGCACGAAAGCCGCAGCCAGTGAGCTCAATGGTGCGATGAAAGAGTTCATCACATCGCGTGGGCAAATCAGTCGCAAATTCCGCAACCAATCAGAGAAAGATGCTTACCAAGCTTGGCATGATATGGGTCTACTCGATTCCACGAATGCGCACGATTTAGCAGGTATGGCCGAAGCCGAGAACTGGCAGTACAACGAGACCTATGAGAAAGCCATGAATGTTGTCAGCTGGCTATTTCACAAAGCGGAAGTGTTCAACCGCGAAACCACGGCAATTGCGGCTTATCGCTTAGCGAAACAAAAAGGGCATTCTCATGAAGCGGCGACTAAGATGGCCGCCGATATTACCTGGGATGCGCACTTCGACTATACCAATGCTAACCGTGCTCGCTACATGCAAACTCCGACCATGAAAGTCCTTATGCAGTTTAAGCAATACAGTCAAAACATGACGTACTACTTGCTGCGCAATATGTACCTGAGTATGAAAGGGGCTACCAAGGAAGAAAAAGCAGAAGCGCGCAAGCAACTGGTGGGAACCTTGGGCATGACAGGGTTACTTGGTGGGGCTACCGCTCTACCGCTAGGGTCATTGTTTGCACTAGCCAACGGATTGAATGCGGCTTTCGGTGATGACGATGAGCCCTGGGATGCAGAGGTGGAATTTAAAAACTACCTGGGTGAGTTAATGGGCCAAGATATGGCCGATAAAGTCATCTATGGTGTGGGTGGTGCAGGCGTGTCGTCACGCATTTCACTTGACGGCCTCTGGATACGTGATCCGAACCGCGACATTGAAGGCGAAGATTTATGGACGCATTACGCGGAGCAGGTTGCAGGCCCTGTAATGGGTGGGATTGTGGTCAGTTGGCTTAGAGGCAGTAGCGCCATTGCCGAGGGCAATGTGTATCGCGGCATTGAGAAAATGATGCCTAAGTTCGCGCGTGACCCCATGAAGGCATACCGCTACTGGGATGAAGGCGCGCTTAACTACCGTGGCGATGCGTATAAAGAGTCCGATCAATTTACGGGCTTGCAATTGCTATTACAGGCCAACGGCCTAACAGATGGTGAGCTGATGAAGCAATATGATCTTAATAACGCTATCAAAGGCTACGAGCAACACATCCTCGATCGTCGCCGTGACTTAATGACTGCATTTTGGCTGGCATACAAAGAAGGTGATGACGCCATGATGGTGGAGGCCAAAAGAGGGATCCGCAAGTTCAACCAGGCTAACCCTCGCATTGCCATTGATGGCGATACCTTACGCCGATCCATCAAAACTCGACACCGTTATAGTCGGGGAAGCCAAAACGGCGTCAATGTGAAGAAGAGCTTGCGCTATCTGAATGAGCGAGTTGGATGGTAGTTCACCCACTTAATCTGTTTGGGGCAAGGGAATGATTTCTTTGCAACCTATTAACCTATGAATGGGAGTCACCAATCATAAAAAGGAATCCTAGTGTTGAGATAGCGATGATTTTGCTAAAAGTGGTAAGTAAATCATTGAGTAAGGATACTTTTAATGGTGATGCCAACCTTGCAAGAGCTGCGCGATGCTGCCGCGGATGACTGCGCTTCTCTGACTCCTCTCCTGTGCGCTGCTGGGGCATATGCTCAGGCTAAAAACCTACCTATTTTGCGTACTTGGCTGGATCACGAACTAAACGGCTACCGTGAGACGACAAATGTTCCTCTATATAGGCGACTGAAGAGCACGCCAATTGCTTTTACCGACAATAACTCTTGGCATTCCTTCCCAGATGTTGAAATTGGGCTTGGTAGCTCGGTGACAACTATGGATTGTCGTCTCTCGGTGGTCGAATTGACTACAATGCATGAATGTTCACTACCATTAAGAAGCAAGTTTGCTGACAGTGAGAGCGAGTTTCTCTCTCAGCTTCTTGGTATCGAGGGGGAGTACTCGTTATTTGTGAGTGCAGACAGGCTTGAACACATCTTATATGACGTGAGGAAGTCATTATGGACTTGTTTATCGCAGCTTGAGGGCGAATTGTACAGTTTGTAA